AGACTATCCGCCAACTCGTTAAAATGCAGATTTATGGCAAGGGGCAGAAAACCAGGTAGTGGGCAGGATGCCGCCGGGTTATCAATGTCAGCCCGCATTTTGAGCCGTACCGCATCAGCTAGAATTTTAGCCGTGAGCGCTGCCCCCTTGAGGGTCATTTGAGACTCGACAGAAGTCAATTGTTCAATTGTCAACATGATGTAATCTGTTTAGTGAGGACGTTGATTAAAAGTGACGGGGACTGATTGATTTTGACGGGTTTGTGTGAGGGCTTGACGTAGGATCATGTTTTTCCTGTGTTGTCTGCGTTGCTGCATTGGTTCCCATTATGCACACAATAACGTTGTTTGGTTACAACAATCTGTAATAATTTGTAACTCTATTGATTCCCTGGATGTATAGCTAGACACGCCTATGTGCATATCACAAAACACAATCCCTAGTAAAATACTTTGTTATTATTTTACAACATGTGGATAAGTCTAGTTTTTCCCTATGACAACCCATGTTAATAACCTGTGAACAGCTCCAGGTTGCGAGAACTATATTTTTTGATACCTGCCTACGTCTAAGGGGTGAAAATCGACTGTAGAGCGTTTTAAGGGCTTTCCTGGGGATTCGTCATTTAATGACAATATCAGTCCAGGTTAGGATAAACCCTAGATTGATCAAAACTAAGTAGAAACCCTCGGTTAGTTGGTCTGGATTTTGCTATGGTTAGCCGGGTTAGAGGTTCAGAACGAATAGCGTTATATAGCATTTGTTTATCAAGTAGCATGCCTTGTTTAACATTAGATATTGAACGTATAACATTTAGCGATGGATATTTATCGGATATCGTTTTGCATTTAATGTATAGCGTTAAATAATTATCGTTTTGCATTTTAGAAGTTCCTGGGTTATTTACGTTTTGAGGATAGGGCATTTTCGATCTGGGCTTTTGTTAAAAAACTTTTCAAGCTAGAGATTCTACTATTGAGTTCTAGAAAAGAATAAAGCCCAGGCTAAGAACTTAATCTCAATCTGGGCTTTTGACTTAATTTGTAACCTAACCAACTAGCTGTTTCTGAAGTTCATGTAAGTTAGAATTCAAGTCCCAGAAAGTTTCATTCCAGAGAATATGATCACCATTGATTTTGTTGTCAATATTCCCATTAACTACATGCAGTACTTTCAATAGTTCTCGCACCTCTTCTGCAGTTAGTTCAAGAGTACCAATTGCATTTCCATGATGAGTTTTGTGATACATATTAATCTTATTTAATTTCTAACTTGGTAAGACTGAAATGCAATTTTACATATTGAGTAATACCCAAGTCATTGATGAAATTCCCCCATTCTTCATCTGAAAATAGCCTAGTAGTTGTGACAAACTGCCCACGAGCATTTTTATATGTATAATAATACTTATCAACAAACTTCTTTTCTTTTGGTTTGACTCGATATTCTAAAGTTTTATTCCAAACTGGGTCTGCATTTAGATCATTCCAAACAACAGAATCTTTAAACTTGTACTGAAACTTAATACTAAGATCATCAGCCCACAGTTTAATCAGTTCTGCATGAGGATGAGGTGTGGGCTTGTTAAATTCTTGTTTGGTATCAATCTTCTCTACGTGTTCAGTGTATGTCCACAAAATTTGGCCAATGTTATCTTCAAAATCACGAGGAGCAGTTTCCAATTTGATCCAGATAGTATCTTCTTTATTCGCCCACTCTGTATAATATTGTGGTAGACTAACTTCACCTGAACAAATAATTTCATTACCTTCAATTCGGTTAACCTTATCCCCAACCTTCAATTCATTACCATTACGATCTTTACGAATATATTCTTGCATATTGATTCCTTTATCTTTTGTAAGTATTGGTTTGTTGCTAGTATAATTCCAGAAAATCTATAGAAATTTCTTATATAATTTCTAGGATTCTACACGATTTTTGACAAAATTATTTCAATTCTTTACTGTAATTTCAAGATCTACTTCACAGAATTCAACTGAAAATTTATTACATTCGCCAATGGTCCAATTCAGTCCAGGTGAAACTGTAATGTTAGTAAATGTAAATGTAAATTGAGATAAAGTACTGTAACCAATAATTCCGATTGATCCAATGAATTCTTTACTCATACTTGAATTACTATTTACGATTCTATAAGCCTTACCTTTTTCCAGATCTGCACACTTTAATGTTTTAACTTTCTGTCCCTTGTCAATTACTGTAATCATATTAGTTCCTTTCAGTTTGGTCTTCAGTTTTAACAACTTCGTAGCGTATAAATAGCATTGTATCATAGCTTCCAAGGATTTGTACTTTATACACTACAAACTGTTGTTTTTCTGCAATAGACATGTCTCTGTAGGTTTCAACAATTTGTTCAAAAGTCAGCAAACTAGAAGCATACTTTTCAGCTTCAACATACGAATCAAATACTTCATTTCTAGTTAGGATGTTCATATTTCTAGAATAAGGTTAGGATTGAAATTATAGTTCTCTTCTCCATAAGAAGTAATGTAACCTCTAGGGTTACAAACTACTCTACATTGCTTTTCACTGTATTCATTTACATTATAATCAAAAGAGTTATGAACATGACCATGTAACCAGAGATCAGCACTAGAAATAAAGTCATCAGAAAAGCCATTACACCAGTATGAGTTAAATGGGACACTGCCTGAATAACTTTCATGTACAGACTTCAGAGAAGGTGCAAAATGCGTAATTACAACTTTCTTCTTATCCTTATTCCTTTGAAAGAATTCTGTCATTTTGTAATGAGAATAGAAGTGCTCTTGAATCATCAAATCTGCAGACCATGAAGTAATGTACCTTGTGTCAGCTATATTGTATTCGTACCATGATTTAAGTTTATGTGCATATCCTGCATATGCGTTTAATCCAGACCACAATGTACATCCGTAAAACAGAACACCATTAACTTCTACAAACTCATTCTGTAACACAATAAGATTCTTGCAAATCTCTGTCTGAATTTCATAAAAAGTTTGCATTCTTTGTTCAACAGAAGAACCATAGAAATCATGATTTCCAGGCACAAATATAATCTTGTGCATTGGATTGTAATTGCAAATGTCAATAAGATGCAAAGGATCTTCTCCAATGTCTCCTGCAATCACAACTACGTCACAATCAGGGAATTCTTGAGTATATTTAGAGAAGTCACAGTGCAAATCAGATATTAAGTGTATTTTCATATTTAAACTTTATTTCTTGCTCTTTAGTTTTCATGGCTGCATAAATGATTGCCAAAGAGTCATGGTTTCCTTTAAGGTACTCCAGCAGGTAAGGATGAAACTCTTCTTGGAAAGAATTAATATCAAAGGTCTTGCAACCTCCGAGCCCTTTCATTGATGATTGAATAGACGTTGTGATGAGGGCTTCGGATAATTGTTCTCCAAACTCTTTTAATTCTTTACTTGGGTAATTTTCGATCTGCATTAGAAACCATTCCTTCCTCCTTAATTCCCAAAATCTAAAATCTGAATTTTACAGAATAATCAGGTTATTTCGATCAACTGAAACCTTTACAGATTCAATCCTGAGTCCATGAATACTTTCTTTTTCAGCAAACCAGTTTGCAGCATAATATGCTTCATATGAATCAAAATGATAGTACTTACCATCTATTCCAGTAGCACCAATACACAGGTTATGTGATGGATAGGTTATAATTCTTTCATCTACAAGAACATCAACTACTTCAATTACAGGATTTCCATCAATATCAATTTTGTTCCAATTCTCTTGAAACTCTCTTCGGTAAAGAGAGTAAATCCAAAACTCAAGTTTCTTTTCCATTTGTATCTCCTTGTTAATCAACCTTCTTCAAGTCACCAGCCGTTCGTTTCACCCTTTTCCTTCACATCTTCAGCCAAAGCTTCAGCAGCAGCCTTTACAACCTTAGCATATCGGGTTTTATTCTCGGAAATAGCTTTCTCACAGAATTCATTCAGTGTACCAGAGAAACACCCAGCTACAATCTTAATTCCTTCTGTGTGAATATAAATGTGGATCTTACGACCACTGCCATCCACATTGGCCATCGTCATCAATGCAATTACTTTCACACCCTCACAGGAGAATCGTTTTCCATACTTAAGAGAATCACCCAAGGTGTTGTAGTTACCCAATGTGTTCCGGTCACCCAAGGTGTTGTAGTTACCCAAGGTGTTCCAGTCACCCAAGGTGTTCCCGTCACCCAAGGTGTTCCCGTCACCCAAGGTGTTGTAGTTACCCAAGGTGTTGTAGTTACCCAAGGTGTTGTCGTTACCCAAGGTGTTCCAGTTACCCAAGGTGTTCCAGTTACCCAAGGTGTTCCGGTTACCCAAGGTGTTCCAGTTACCCAAGGTGTTCCGGTTACCCAAGGTGTTCCAGTTACCCAAGGTGTTCCGGTTACCCAAGGTGTTGTCGTGAATGTTTTCGAACTTTGCAGTCATGTTACTTTCCTTTGCGCTTGTTGAACCGATGTACGAAGTATGCTTCAGAAAAAGAAAAAGGTCAAGAGACTAATTAAAGACCCTTGACCTTAGTTGGTTAATTGTTGTATTTTTGCACTTCTTGTTTGAAGGTCAAGGAGTCATTCAACTTTGATTCCTTAGGCTTACTCAAACGGTCTGTAAAGGGCTTAGAAGCGGTTTCTTCGTCTAGTTGATGGGTTACTACCTCTGAAGGTTTAAACGGCTCTACGTTCGTTTTAGGCTTGACTAGAGGTGAGTTTAGAGTAAGAACTATACTCATCAGTAGAGAACCTAGTGCAAACATTAAACTATGTCCTCTAACAACCTTAGATTTACTAATCGCATACACAATCAATGCAATTGAGATTAAGATTAACCCAGCAGCAGGAAATGCAAGGATAAAGTTAATGATAAAGTTCATTACTTAGGACTCCGATTAAAACCAGTAAACACATCAGCAGTTACATTACCAGGAAGTTGACCATCCCACTTTTCAATCCAAGCTGCTTGATTATCAAGACGTTGCTTTTCAAGGACTGCAGTAGTAATAGTTTCAGATTGAACTCGATTTGCTGCTGCAGTAGTTTGAGACTTTTCAATTTCAATCTGACGGGTCAAACGTGCTTCTTGCAGTTCACGCTCCAGCTTAACCTTACTAATTTCAAGTTGAGCTTCTTCAGTTTGAATCTGTTCTCGACGTTGTGCAGCACCCTCTTGAGCCTTAGTAATAATCTCAGGATATTGAATCTGCGAAATACCAACATATCGAGCATTAAAAGGTGTTCGCTGGGCAATCACAGTAGTCAAATGATTTCGCAAATTTGCATTGATTTGTTCCAAATTAGATGACAATTCAGCAATCGAATACTTACTAATGAAACTGGTTGTTTCAGCAGCAATAATGCTTTGTGCATATGTGTAATAAATGGTTGCCCACTTGATTTGTGCGGTTTGCTTATTATCATCACCATCATCCTCAGGGGGTAGAGTATTAAACAAAGAATCAACCTTAGTTGGATTCACTGCGAGCGTAGTCTGAACTGGAATCACCAATTGAAGCTTGTCTGTTGGCATGAATACTGTAACCTTTTCAACAACTGTCTTGTCAGACTGATCCAGAGTGACTAGCTTATCACAAACACTCCAACAGCTATCCAAACGGAACTTAGATGTAGGAATTGTATTCTTTTGATAACCATCATTTGTCATGATCTTACCAATTCGGGCTGGTGGAACTTCAACACGTTCACCACAACCAGTAACAGACATTGCAGAAACTGCAATCAAAGCAATAGAACAAAACTTAATAAACTTTTTAAACATGATTTTCCTTTCGTTGTTTGATAACCTAGATGTGTATTATTTCATGAAATAGAAATATAAATCTACTCCAATTGTACAGAAGAAGACGATTGCAACAAGGTTCCAAATAACCTTCCATGTAAGCATCTTATCATAGAAGGACATCCGTTTGTAAGTTTCGTGGAAAAAATACCACAGGCTTGACAATACAACCAAAACAAAGCAAATCTTCAACATCAGCACATTCCTTGACTCATTGCAACAGCAAGATTATAACACCACCAATGACGAAGTTGCCCGTAAGGTGTATCAGGGTCTGATTTATCCCATTGATTTTTGTATTCAGTTAAAAGTCTATCAGCTTCAACACGAGAACAACCTTCATGAACAAGGATATGATGTTCAACTGGATATTCTTGCTCAGTTTCAAAAACTTCCTGATCCCTCAGAAATTCGTAAATTGAAGAATAATCTGCCAAATAACCGCACAATCCAGTATATTGGATTCCTACCAAATATTCCAAAAGAATGTTAACTTCATATTCATTTTGATCACCAATTTGGAACATATTTTGATTCATTTATTACCTTTCAGCTTGAGTAGTACTTGAGTTACTTCTACTGCAAGTTGTTTACCTTGATGTTTATCAGGATGACAAAGTTGAAGCATTTTCTTGATCATATCTGGAGACAACCCTTGAATTTCATTAGGCATTACAGCTTCATCCAGAAAACTTTGACCACCTTTTGAATTGATTTCATCAACCAACTTTCCCCAGCTATTTGAAAGCCTGTCAAGCTTAGAACTGACTTCAATCAGCTTTCTTTGATGCGCTTCAAGATTTTTTAAAACCTTCTTATAATCTGTCTCAAGTGCATCATACTTACTTTGTCGGACAAACATTTGGTTCCTTATTTGGTAGGACTGTTGGGCCAATGATCCCAATTCTACGGATTAAAAGTCCGTTGCTTCACCTTAAAGCTTCAATCCCATATTGGTGCCCCGAGCCGGATTCGAACCGGCACGCCATAAGCGGGAGATTTTAAGTCTCCTGTGTACTACCAATTTCACCATCGGGGCGTAATTTGTTTAACTAGGCTCTATTTTATCTCAAATTTCAGCCTAGTCAAGTTGTTTTTAAGCAACAAGTTGAAAGTAAGCTTGAGTCTTCAACTTATCACCAGTACCGAATTCAGACTTATCGAATTGACGATCACGAACAGTACGGAATGTACCATGAGTTTGCATTTCTGTCACAGCATTCAGCAAACCCCACTTAGAACCATAGTGCATTTCAGATCCTGTACCCTTGCTGTAGAAGTGCATCAATGCGTCAATAGTTCGTTCTTGACCAATTGTAGTCTTACCCTTAGGCTGAGTCAACTTGGCAAAGAATTCCTTAGCAAAATCATCAGTTACTTTTTGTTCAGCAAGCTTCTTCAGATTTCCAATAAAGCTATCCCAACCTGAATCAATCAAACCAAGATCAACCTTAAACTCACGAGCATCAAATTCACTTGCATGAGTCTTTCGAACAACCTTACCTTTTTCATTCAAAGCTACAGTAAGAGTATTGTTACACACTACACGAGTACTTGTAAACTTTGCTTGAGTACTAAGTGTGCCGTCTGCAGAAGTAGTTAGCAGCAGATAACCATTGATCTTATCACCAGGAACAATCTCAGCAGACTTATCCAGTTCAGCAATAGCCCAAAAACGCTTTCCACCAAACAGAGTGCCTGCAGCAGACAACTTCATTTGATTAAGTTCAGTAAATTCTCGGAAGAATTCAAGAACTTCTTTAGGTTGTACAACATGATATTCATCAGAAACTACACCCAAAACATCATAACCATCTGAACGATACAAGACCTTTCGACTTGGGTCTGCAGTAATTCCATCTGGAGTTTGGTAACGCATTGTACTTTCGTAAATACTCCAGTCCATGCCAGCAGCAACTTGCCACTGTTCAATTGACTGGCCTTCTGGCAAATACTGACCGAGTTTGTGCCACACTTCATTCCGATCACCAGTTGCAGCAAATTCAATGAAACCATTCTTACGCTGAGTGAGTTCGTGAGCCAAGATATTTCTCCAATTTGTTTACGATGAAAGAATTATAACCTAATTCTTAGGCAGGAATGTTGTTTTGTTGCAACGGTTCAAGATATTTTTGAACAATTTCTCGGATGAGAGGGTTCCCTTGTTTGCGGTTGTATGTTGTATTCCAGAAACTAGCCTTCGATGCAAAATGTGCAGCTTGATTAACTGTCAAGTATGTTTTAGATGCAGGATATTCAGATGCACCAAATTTCTTCAAACCACGGAAAGTTGTATTTGTATCATGAGAATACCAACGGCCATTAACCTTCACAGCAATCCCAACATGATGGAAGTTTACTCCGAGCTTCTCTTCAGCTTCAATAGGACACAAAATCTTTTCATCATTAGGAATCTTTTCATTTGTATTCTTCCAGTCAACAGAAAGAATTCTAACATCAAAACCGAGTTTTTCAAGCATGTCTCCAACAGTTGATGCATAAACACAACATCCACCAAAATTAATGCATTCAACTTTTTCATTTACTTCTTCTCCAATTTTCTTCAGGAGACTAACCAAACGAATTCTATTTTGAAGATTAGAAATAATCTTGAACATTTTTCTTCCTAAAAGTTAAGATGAAAGAATTGTATGAGTTTTTATAAGTGTTGTCAATACAGTGTTGCTTTGATACAACGCTCACCTTCTGGTAAAACGTAAGTCCTATCTGTATCAATATCAGTCACAGTGATCTTTCGAGCATGTACATCACAACCAAGATGATATGGCTTATTTGCAATGGCTTTAACTTTTACACGCACTACAGTTTTATCTACGCAAGCATAAAGAGAATCATTAACTTCAATGAGGTTTCCATACTTGTCTACAGGATCTACACAATCAATATAAGGACCACGATCAATACCTTCAGTTGTATAAACAAAAGTTCCTGTTGTTGTCCTTACTTTCTTGGCACCGTCAACAATAATATATTCCATGTAGTTTTCATAACCATATTCAACTTGAATTTTCTTACCTTGATAGATTACAAACTTTGTCTTCATCTTGGACCTTCTTTGTTGTGATGAAAGAATTATCTTCTACAAAAAGAAAAAGGTCAAGTACCTTTTTAATACTTGACCTTCTTGTGTGGTTATGCCTTCAGAGCATTGATTTGGGCTTGCAGTTCTTCAACAGACAGACCCTTCAGTGCGTCATCTTGCTTCGAAGCCAGAACTTCTTCCAGCTTTTGACGTTGTTGTTGACGAGCAACAGTTGTAGCCTTAGTTTCAGCTTCTTGCATCTTATCCGCAATGATGTACTTAAGAATATCCAGTTGAAGAGTCAGCTTATCTTGTGCTGGGTTCGAACGAACCTTCACAAAGCTTTCTTCTTGTGACTCCTTGATTTTAAAATTAATAGCCTTAGCAATCGTATCCAAATCAAAACTATTTCGGCTAGTCAATGGCAGATCCCACAGATCCTCGGTTGTCAGTTGACCACGAATGCTATCAAAACGCAGCTTTTGCTTAATTGCCTTTTCAAACATATTTTCTCCTTTAAAAGTTAACCGTAACGGTCTTACGGATCTTATCACCCTTCACTACAAAAGTACAAGAGTTCTTTTGAGTAGAAGAGAAGCCGAGCCCAGAAAGTTGTTTTTCTGCAACAGGGCACTTTGTCTTATTACCAAGAACTTCAAACACCTTTCGATGTGCTTCAAGATCACCTCGCAAGAATTCATTATAAATCCCACGAGTTTCTTCTGGGTTATTACAACCTTCCAGAATAAAGAACCAATGCTTATTGCCAACAGCATTATCATCCCAATAGTTTGGGCTGTTCATGATAGTGTTAACCTTAACCAAAGATTCAGTTTCAATATTCCAGATATCCTTAGAAACCCCTTCTGCAGTTACCGAAGAATTGTTGAGTTTAACACCTGCAATACTCCCATTTTTCATAGTAACTGTTGCAACCTTAATAGTCCCAGTTACAGATTTTTCATAAGTAAATTGTTGAATTTGATTTCCACATTCAATTTCAATTACAAATCCAACATCACAAGTCTCCTGACGACTGTACTGATTTACTGAAATCACATAATCACCATCAGGAATTGTATTAATACTTACATTTTCAACTGGAGTTCGACTTTCATGGCGACCACCGGCATTCATATCTACATCCAAACCACCATTGTGAATACGGGAAATTTTATGACAATAATAAATCTTTTCTGTAGGTGTATCGACATAAAGATCCAGGTCATCATAATTAAACCATGAAAGACTGATTCGAAATTTTGCATCAATGTTGCCGCCTGCTTTCTTAACCTTTGCCTTGATATCAGAATCAGCAATATTACCATTATAAGACCAAGCAAAATCATTATTCCACTTGAACAGACGTGCAACATCAGAATGAACTGGTGCAGTCAGACTTACAAAATTAGTTGCATGAGAATTCTTCACAAGCAATTCAACAGAACTAGCCTTAGGTAGAATATCCTTAACAAACTCATCAATAGACATTTCAACTGCTGCATCTTCCTTGACCTTGGTTTTCTTGACAGAACCCATCAAAAGATCTTCAAGTCCACCCTTCATCTTAGACTTGGTTTCATTATCAACCCACAGTACATTGTTCACTGACACATCTTCAATGACAGCAAATCGACGTTGCAATGCATCTTCAAGATCCAGATCCTTGATTGTCTCCATTGCAGATTCTACCATCTTAGGTGTAATCAAAGCAGTTGGGCGCTTATAGTTTGCAGGAGCAACCTTAGATTCAAACATCTTAACAGCAGTTTCAATATCAACACCAGTAGACAGATCATATACCAAAGTACCAATTACTTCATTCTTGAAGTGCGAGATATTTTGATGCATGCTGGTAATTGCAAAGATTCGCTTTTCAGACTCAAACTTAATCTTATCGTACTTCACCTTGATATCACGGAAACTACTAACCTTAGTCTTGAATTCCTGACCACGATACAAATTATTGGATTGAATCAAATCAAGAACTGTATCCAAAGATTCAAGAGTAATTTCATTCAGGCTTCGAACAAATACATCAAGATCAGTATTGAATCGACCACGATCAGCATCTGGAGCCTTTGTAAAGTGCTTAGAATCCACCTTACCATAGAAGTGATTCCAATTGATAAAAGAACCATCTTCAATTTGCTGACGAGTAATTTCTGCACCATATTGAGGTTCAGAAGAACGATACAAAGAAACAACCTTCTTTGTCTTCAGATAATCAGACATAGCCTCAGACACAATGTTATAAGGATATGGGAGAGAATCAAAGTTATCCCAAACTGTCTGAATCTTGCCATCAATAATCGCAACTGCAGAACCAAGATTCTTTACGAAATTGCGGCAGCAAGAACAAGTATGTGTAGTATTCGTTTTGTAAATTGGATCACTATCTGCAGGGAATGCAGACAGATACACAGACCACAGTTCGTCACTATCTACATCAGTTGCATACATTTCATTTTTCTGAAGTGCAGTCAGACGAGAATTAACTTGCTTTGCAAAAATCTTAAAATTAGACATTAGATTCCTTTAAAAATTAACTTTGATTATTCAACAAATGAAATATTACGCCAGTAGTAAACTACATCACAACCCATTGAATCCTGGCTATATTCAAAACATGAGTCTACAATATCTTGAAATGCATACAAATCAAGTCCATCATCTGCAAATTCATTAGCAGCACCCAGAATCACTTCTTTGAAAAGATCCTTGATTTAGCTAGAACTACCCGTTACTGCAAGGCACTCCTTACCAAACATACCTCGACCAGAATAGGATCGAATCTTACATTCAAACATGTCTGCATTATTTTCCAAAAGTTCTTGAAACTTAGTCTTCATTTGATTTCCTTTTAAGTTCACAACATAAAGAATTCTATCTAACTTTGATCAGCTTGTAAAGTTGTTTTTGTACAACAATCAAGCTTCTTCGTAAGCCTTCAACTTGTCTTCAGCGGTACGGATTTGGTATGCAACCCAAAGCTGGCGTTCATGAAAGGCTGGCCCTGTAGGTTTGTGAAATTTCTTAGCTCCGTTCATGATTATTCCTTAATAGGCTTATCTTTAGATTCTTTCTTTTTATCCTTATGTTTACCTGCACCAGTTTTAGTGATAGTAGGGACAACAAGAGGATTACGCTTTTTAGGTGATTTAACGGTAATTACCTTCATAGTATGTTGGTTCTTCTCGATAATTAAACTTAGGATTTTCTGGCATACGGTCAAGAATTCGTGTCATTTAGAATTCAAAAGAAAAATGCAAACCTTGAGTGTTTTTAGTTGCGTTAGGAACTTGAGGAAGGTAAGCTACTCGCATATAAGTCCCAGGGATCTTGTAAGAAGGTACAACCATCGGTCGAATACCTGAAGTGTAGCCTGTAACACCTCCAATAGTCAAGCTTAAGCCTTCATGTTGTAGTGAATAACCAACATATGCACTTGTCTTACGTTCAGAGTTCGCATAGATGCCAGCAGTAAAAGAGTCCTTCACAATGTAAACACCAGGGTTGAATTCACGATAGTTTGCATTGCGATCAAAATGATATGTACCAAGATGCAAACCAATGGTTGTTTCAGCCTTGCAATCACAAGCAGCAATCAACAAACCAGTTGCCAAAGCAAACAGAATCTTCTTCATGTAAATCCTTAGTTGTTCAAGATGTAAGAATTCTAACCAGCTTTTAACTCTTCGTCAAGTTCTTGTTGTAGCTTTTTAACAACTATGTTTATATCATTTTGGTCAATATATGATGGAAGTGTAGGCTGTCCACCGTATCTAACTACATCATTCTCTGAATCATATACCCAGTCAAAATTAAAACAAACCCCAGATACATGAGTAGAATATTGATAATGATCTTCTTCAGCTTCAATACAACTCATTGAATATTCTTTCATTAGATCTTTTAGTTTGTTGAAGAATGCAATTTGATCTTCAATAGATTTAATCTTGGGATTCATTTTCAAACCATGTACCATTGTTGAAATACTCAAAAACTTCGTCAATAGTGTAATCAATTGAAGTAGGGATATTATCTTCATTAATCCAGCAGATTAGCATCTTACCAGACCCAAAGGTATCAGTCCACAGATAATAATCTGTTGAAGAGTCATGTTTCACCCTAAACTTCAAACCTGCTACAATCAGTAGGTCATCTTTTGTCATCTAAATTCTCCTTCATTCTCAAAATGAGTTCTCTGCACTTATCTTTGTTAGTGCCTAAAGTTTGATAACATCCTTCATAATATGTAGGACCAATATATGTTGAATTCTCAATTGAAGATAATTCTTCTGAAAGACTCATTTGAAGTCTATCTTCAATATATAGAATTTCTTCTTCAGTTAGATATACTAGCGGCATGATTTACTTCTTTGAAATAGTTACTTCATAACCTTGTGATGTAAGGTAATCGATTGCTGAACCAATAGATTCAAAATTAGATGAATTGAGTTCTGTGAGTTCACTTGCAACAAACCACGAAAAATCAGAGTCATCAAACTCAACCTTTCTTCCTGAAGATCATATTTGCAATGACCTTGTAGGCATCTCGCTTATTCTTGGAGTATGCGTGCTTTGAATCACCAAGACGTTTTCTAAAAAACTTTCCAATACAAATTGGAATACGACCTTTTTTAACAAGAATTGTGTCAAACGCACAATCATGTGAAATCGTGATTCCGTTCACATCGATCCAGAACCACTTCATAGGCATTCTTTGACCATCATCAAGAATCGCATGGAACTGAGAATGTTCAATGTTCATATTACCACAAAATTTGGAAACTTTTCTAAAGAAATTGGAAAGTTCGATATGAGTGCATGTAGTCACGTCAATTTCAAAAACATCAGTTGGTACATTTGTATTCTTCTTTTCCGACCCATATACGCAATAAATCAACTTGCGAATTTTCAATCGTTCTGGTGTGCAGTTATCAGTAGTAACCAAAATGTCATTCATGATTATTCTCCAAAATAAAATGTGAAAATTGCATGATTCGTTTCTTCATCAAACACATAAATGTTCCATTGAGTTTCCTGTGTAGAATTTCGTTTGTGCCGTTTTTCCGCATATTCAACTGCCGGAAACGGTTCATCAAAAGTAGCAATAACCCGATAGATCTGGTTGTCAGTTTGAACCATCAATACTGTGTAACGAAGTTTCATAATGTTCTCCAAAACGTTTCGATTCAAGGAGTGTATCACTAGAAAAGTAAAAGTCAACTACTAAACAGATGCATACTTTTCCATATTATTTCCTTATTCAGCTTTAGTAAATCCAGTGCATTGTTCAACCCATACTGGATCAAAGTCGATAGGCCAGATAAACCAGCCACTTCGAATCCCATGAGAATTACCTTCAATCCTAAAAGACTTGTCAGTAGTCACTAGACTCTTTGCACCAGACATGAACATGATAGTAGCTTTTGCTGTATCAATTGGATATGCACAAGAGCTATGTGCAGATCCTACAACGTTTTGTCGGTATTTACATTTGTAACAGTTCTTTTCAGTTTGACTTTGCATAATGCCCTCCAATACCTAAACACATAATTGATGTTACAAATACATAGAATCCTTTCCCATCGGGTACAAAGATCCCAGACAACATGATCAAGCAAGCAATGATAAAGAAAATCATGGTAATTGTATTTTTCATTTAATCCTCCAAATTATTGTATTCAATTCGATATTCAATAATATCATACGCTTTGGAATTGTCTTTCCAGCATCTGATCCAGTCATCTACATGTCCAAAATCAGTTATATCATCTCGAAATTTAACTTCGATTCTAACATCTTTTGGAATATTTGGTTTCAGTCCATTTGTTTTAATCCAACCATCTTTTTCTTTAACGATGTTAGATTGATTGAATTCTAAAACCTTCTCAGCAAAGAATTCAATTTCACGCATTGTAGCCTTAGGATTAGAAAAGTCAATATGAAGACCACAATCTTGAGCGATTTGGTTGATTACTGGATTTTTAAAATTCATGATTTTGTCCTTTTATAAATATTCAAAAACGGATTCAATTTACCTTTGATATTTTCTACGCCAATAGGATTTTGTGAATGAACATAAAAATCAAAAGTAGGAGTGATTTCATTATCCAAAATACGATTTATCAACCAATTGATGAAGATAATGCTGGTATCATTTTCCCCAAGATCATGGTCAAATGAAATAAAAGATGGAATTCCGTGAATCTTCACATACTCGATTGCCTCAGAACTGCTTCTGACAATTACAAATGAGTCGTCTACTGGAAATCTCTCATCGTCAATGAACATCTTATACATTCTATCCTCCTCTAGTTAAGATGATTGAATCATACAGACAAAGAAAAAGCATGTCAAGACGAATCTCAACAGGCTGTTGTTTATTTGCTACTTTAGTCCATAAAATTTATGATTACCAATTATTGCTAACAACTTCAACTTCTTCAACCAAGGCTGTTGTTTTGAAGTCACACTCTTATGAACAAAGTACAAAGCATTCTCAAGTTTAGGATTAGGTTCTATTAGCCCTGTATAGGCCTTCAGAGCGATTTCTTTAGCTTGTTGGTATGCTTCCATATCCTTTTCATTTAAACCGCTTAAACGGCCTTTTAAGACGTTTACAACCTTTGTTGTCCTGTTTGCAGGACTATACCAGCTAAATTGAAAAGGTTGTTTAATAACCTTACAGACTGAAGGGGGATAAGTCTTTACTTTAGCTCTGTTCATTACAACTTGAGCTACAGCTTCTTGTCCTTTGATCTGCTCACCTCTAGCTTCAAAGAAGATTGTAGCAGCTAAACAGTTGATCTCAACTTGATTTGCATAAGTTATGTTGCTAAAAAACAACAAAAGAATTAATATATATTTCATGATTTTAATTTTAAGAAATACCTAGAAACTATCTGCAAAAGTTATCCAACCTGAAGTATCTAGAATTCTTTGGAATCGCTTTTGTTACAGTGTTTGATCGAACATCTGAATTTTCTAGGCATTTCTTAAACCTAATTATTCATCTGATTCTTTAATTACAGTAGGAATATTTACTACAGGAATAGCATTGAAAACTTCTTCAATGAATTTTTCATGTTCAGGATCTTTCTTTTTACCGAAGATCAGATCATAGTTATCTGAAAACTTCTTATGATCTTCTGGACGTTGAATTGAACCTTTACCTGCTTCAAAGTATGCTGGCATTTTTATTTTCTCCTTAACTGAATGTTCCTTGAGCGGACCTGATTTGCTGTTCTGATGTACAACACCCCCAGCATCCCCAACCGTTGCAATCACAAAGAGGCCGAGCCCCTGATTTTACAACAGTATAATCGTGGGAGTTTATATTAAAGTAGTCAACATTATCGTATGTTACTAAGTATTCCTGCTCTTTATAATGTGCTGTATCATCAATGAAGTAAATTGTCCGTCGAGGCCTAACAGAATCACCAATTTTTATCGACATTTATTTTCTCCTTTATTCAGATTGTTGAATACTTAGTAGCACAGACAGGATTCGAACCTGCATTGACTCCGTTACACTGCTCTCGGGTAGAAGCCGAGTGTGGTACTGTGCTACTAAATACTCAAGCAAATGGACGAGGTTTCGCACCTCGATTAACTTACATTCTTATTCCAAGCTGAAATCAGTTATGAGCGACATAACAGCATAGATGGTAGGCTGTACAGGAATTGAACCTATATTGAACGATTATGAGTCGCCTATTCTTACCATTGAATTAACAGCCCAATACAGAAATAAGTAAGCCTAGTACCTTAGGATATTTCATAGCATGTACAAGCTATTACTTTCATTCTTCTTACTTACTCTGTAAAACTTATTCTTGAAATTCATCAAGAGTAGAAATCTTACTATTAATTATAAAATATGACGAAGGAGGAAACTCTTTGAGAAGATCATCGTAAAATGTTTCTTTCATATCGAAAACACCAACAACATCATCCCAACCCAAGTTATGACCTTTAACAATATAGATGTTCATCTAATGACCTCCATCAATTAAACTGAACAGAATACACAACCTTATTTGGTGTGATGATAAAATTCTTTACCTTATATCCAACATAAGCTCCAATTGCAGAACCAAGGATATCATAACCAAAATCTTCAAGACTTGCACAACCTGTAACAAGTTCGTAAGTACCACCAACAGCAACAGAAGCACCAAAAGCTTTCCAGGGATCATCAGTAAAAGCATTGAAAACTCCAGCCATTACTACAGAACCTGCAGCATGTTGCTGCTTGTCTTCTCGAAACTTCCAGTCGTCATTGCAAGTCTTAAATGCAAAAGCGTTAGAGCTTAGTGCAAGAGAAATAAACGCTGCTGAGATAATCTTCTTGATTTGCATACTAGTCCTTAGCCTGTTGAGGGTGATCTTGTACTTCAGGTTGAATTTTATCTTCATTCTGGCCTTCTGTCAAGATCTTTATGTCTTTCTTACCGAAGATAAGATCAAAATTATCAGAAAACTTAGCATGGTCTTCAGGACGTTGGATAGATCCCTTACCTGCTTCGAAATATGCTGTCATTTAATTCTCCATCATAAAATTAAATTGTAAGTACCAATCATACCCTAGTTGCAGCTAGGTATCGGAGCTAGTCCCTTATCTCACCTTGAATGCCCTCACATTCTAGGAATAGTTTAATCGTCACTAAACGCTACGGGGAACATAAAGTTCACTTACAAACCTTAGAAGACCAAATCTTAAATCCTCTAAGGTTTGTTGTCAACCCCTAAATTGACTTCAAACCATCTTGTCTCTTATCCACCACACATGGCTTCAATTTGAGTAGACGACAGTCTACAGGTTTTAGAGTGACCAGATACAAGTACAAACCTTAACAGCTTGTATCATTTTACACTGAAGTGAACATAAACAACTAGGGAAAATTGTCCATAGGTTTAGCGGGTCTTTTCTTGCTAGTTAATACTTTTCAGTTTGGTACTCAATTTCCCCTCGTTTTGTCTTACGCTGATCTGTGTAATCCTTCTTTTTCTTTTTATCTTTACTTGGTTTTTCATCCCAATCATATCGCTTAGGTTTACGAGTCTTTTGAAAACCACCAGATTCTTCAGAGAACATATTAACTTGCATCTTCAACCTTCAATTCACTATCATAACTATCTTTATATCGTACTGCAGTTTCAAAACTTACATCAACTACAATTGGATATAGAACTTGATTCATATAATTTACAGCAAATACATTACACAACTTCAGATCTGCTGTACTTCGCCTGATATCATAACCAGAAACTTCAGTACTTACAAGTTCTTCAAACCCTTGAATTTCTTCAACCATTAGTAGGTTCCTTTACTTCAATAACCTTAGAAAACACAGCAAAATGAAACAGATTCCCTTGTAAATCATAACAAATAGAATACATTCCATCTGGTTTTACAAAATGATAAACCTTACTACAATCCTGAAACTTAAAATAAGAATCATTCTTTAGTTCATAAAGAAGAACTGTATCGGCGTAAGGTGAATAAGGGAAATCTTTGATGTCATGTTCATTAATCATTTAAACCTCATATTGAATTTTGACTTTGACTACTTTAAGGGAAGCACCTAAAACATCCATCTTCTTTGCTGCACGAGCAGCAGCCCTTGTATAGAAAAGTTCAGGGTCAATTACAACTGGAGCTAGTTTATTTACAAGAGCCCATTTTGTAATCTCAATTACTTTAGGTTCTTTCTTTGGTTTAACTAGCTCAATTTCACATTCCGCGAAAATGCCTTTTGATTGACCTTCAAACTCCAGAATATAAGCAGGGTCACGTCTCCAATCTGTACAACGCTTCACTGTCATAATAGCATCAGCTTTTACAGAAGTGCAAATATCAGATTTGATACCTTCTTCTGACATCTTAACTTTGTCACCTACTTTAAATTTGTGTTGCATTATTTCCCTTTCGTTAACTTGTTTGATGAGTCTATTGTACTTCTTTTCTATGCAAGTCTGCAATGTAAATTTGTCTTTGTTGCATAAAAGCTACAATGTCTTCGTCAGAGAACAATCTATGTTCACCAAACACATTATAAGCTGAGTCAATACCTACGTCAACAGTCTTTCCTTGCCCTTGCATCTTACCATGACAATGCCCATAAAGCATCCAACTGCCATAGTTCTGCTTGTGCCAGGATGTAATAGGAAAGTGCATCAGACAAGCCTTCACACCTTGGATATCAATTTCATCATAAAGCTTCCAAGACAGGATCATCTTATCATGCAAAAGATGATTCAAGTGCTGTTCATTATCATGATTGCCTTTGATTACAATCTTTTGCCCATTTAGACTTTCAAGAAAATCAGCAGTTTGTTGATACTTACCAAATGAAATATCACCAAGAATATACACAAGGTCTTCATTCTCTATTTGCGAATTCCAAATGTCAACTAACCATTGTTCATGATTTTCTTGAGAAGTTGCTAACTTACGATCAGTGAACTTGCAAATGTTCTTATGAAAAGCGTGGATGTCTGATGTGAAGTACCTTTTCATATTACCATGCTTTCAAAATAACTTCGTTACTACATTGTGGACAATCAATCCATTCCTTACCCCTAGACCCTCCAGAATAATCAACACCGTGATATTCTTTTACATCAATTTTATAATACTCAAGAATGGCACCACAGTTTTTGCAAAGTGCTTTCTTAACTGTAGATGGATCTTGACCTACTACTTTTACCATATTATTTCCTTTAATTAACCAATAACTTGATACTCTGCTGTCATATACCAATCAGGAACTGAATCTTTATCATTTTCAGAGTTGAAATCAATTACAAAAGTTTTAGCATAGAGTTCATTCTCAAAATAAATAATTTCATCAACTTTAGAACCCCAACCACGTTCATATTCCATAAGAATAACTTTGTGCCGACTGAATTCTACTTGACCAGTTCGTTTCATATTACCACCTTTTAAGTTTACCTTTTTTACCCTTTTGAAGAGGACCATGTTGAAGATTCTTTTTCTTTGGTTCTTCAGTAAGATTATCCTGTTCTTCATACCAAACTAAATCAATTACTCTTCCACGATATTTTTCATAGATTTCATTAAGGTCCTCTTTAGTCACAGTTGGAATAGAATCAGTCGGGATTTCCTTCTTAATCTTATTCCAAAGATATAGCATGTCAGGCATCTCTGATTTGCCACGTCTTAGGCTTGTATATTCAGAAATAGAAGATTGAGTTTCATTTTGTAGCATACAATTCCATATGTCGTTGTTCCTTTAACTCTTGCAACTTAATGCCTTGTTTATACATTCCTACTCTGATTGTAGCATCATCTACAGCCAGAACCTCTTTCTTAATGTCTTCAATGACTGAATTGTAATCCTCGACTGCCCTCTGTGCAAGTTCTTTTTGACGTTGTTGCATTTTTGCAAAAGCTTCTTTTAGGATTTCTTCACTCTTTTCAAGCAAAACTTCTTGAATATGCTCTTTAAACTCAGATGGAACAGGATGATAGCTAGTATCTCCATTATTGAATTGGTAGTAAATTTCAATTGTTGCTGGTCTGAAACAAACTACTCTTCCAATACCACCACCACCACCGTAATACTGTTTTCCAAGCATACTCAGCCAAAGTTGAACTTTAGAGGTATTTTCTTTAAAGTTCTTACACAATTCAAGTGCAGTCATTTAAACCTCATAATTCAAAATTATTTTAATTACTTCGTATTGATCCAACTTAAAATATTTCTTCATGTGTCTAGCTTCTTTACGAGTACGAAAAAGTTTTACTGATTTAAGTACTTTGGTTTTCTTGTCTACCAAACCCCAAGCATGTTCTGTTGTCGAAAATAATTCAGTAATATTATTTTCTGTATTTCTATACCCAACTGGTATGGAATCACCTAAATTATATTTAACTTTCATTGCAGTCTTCCCCTAAATAATTAGCATCACAACTGTTGCATTGATATAGATTCAAATTCTTATCATCCGGCTTATGAAATACGTTACAACCACAATTACATCGAAAACCTTTAATTGTAAAGTTTTCAATATTACCATCTTTCATTACAGGAGTTGTTTCTTCATCCACATCACCGAATATTAGATAACTAGCAATTGCTAGACACCAAACTTCATAATAAGATTTAAACCTTTCAGTTTGACAAATACCATCACGAGACTTCCCCCATTTGTTATCTGCAAACTTGATAAATTTTTCTTTAATATTCATCTTTCTTCCTTACAAATTGATACTGAGAACCGATGAAACAATCAAAGTAATCCAAATTCCATTGAGTTACTTCAATCAACTGACCTTGAGTGTGAATTGTACCATCAATGAATTTAACTTCACGGATACACATTACAATATCTCCCGGTTCCAATCGAGTCATTCTACTTCCTTTCGATGTGAGTCTGCAATATAAATAAATGACTGACACACAAATAAAGAATACAATACACAAAGTCAACACTGGCATTTCTTTCTCCTTAAAAATCTAACTTAGACACAATGATACCAGCTTGATTCAACAAGTCAAGACCTCTTGTATCTCTGTACTGTTGTAGATAAACAACTCTTTGAACTTTAAGCCAGGTCATGTTACTTGCACATTGCGCACAAGGAGAAAGCGTTGTGTAAAGAGTACTTCCTTCCACAGATACACCTTCTCTTGCACTTTTGTTGAGGCAAGCTTGTTCAGCATGCACTACTTCTGGCTTGGTAATAAGTTTAGTTTCTTTTGTATCAAAGAAATATTCTGAGTATTCTAACTCATTACCAAGTTCTTTAGGTAAACCATTTACACCAGGGACAATAATACCTGTTCTAGTAACTAAGCAGGCGCCAACTTTTGTACGCTTTGCGTAAGACAACTTAGAATGAAGTAATGCTGTTTGCATATAAACATAATCTAAAGATTCTTGACTAGCCATTTATACTTCCCTTAAACATAAAATAGTTGATAACTAAGACCAAGACAAGTTTCACAACCACCACGTTCAAGCCATTCAGGATCAATACCAGAAGGACTGGTATTAACTCCTTCACCTGTTTTACCATCCCAATATTGTAGTCCATTCACATCACAATCTGGGCATTTTCTCCACTGAATTTTACCTTTACACAATAATTGCAAATCTTCAAGATCAATACCATATTGTGAATGAATCATACTTTCTCCTTTATCCAACCATTTTCAGTTGTATATTCAACAATCTTAACTCCAAAATCCTTAATAGCTTCTTGACAAATTGGGCAAGGTTTAGCCATAGCCATTGTTGAATCCTTTAGATACCTTTCTACTGTTAAACGATACACAACTTTATCACCACTACGGATCAAACATTGAATCTCAGCATGAAGCTTATCCTTGCACTCAAGATTGACTCTTTGTGCATAAGACTTCTGCAATGGATGAGATTTATTGTATTGATTATGACCTACAGAGATAAGTCTACCTTTTCGGTCATAAGCTTTAGCAATAATCAGATATCTAACTTTAGACATTAATTTAAAATCCTAGATAAACAGCAGGAAATGATCCAGTATCACCTTCTTCACAATCTTCTAATTGAACTTCAGTACCATACTCTTCTTGGTATTCGATTTCAGTAAGCCAGATTGAAGAAACAGTTCCAATTACAAAATATTCAAAGTCTTCTGATTTAACTACGATAGCATCAGGATCACATTCTTGGAGCTTTTCAATTAGTTCTTTGACTTTCATAATAATCCTTCATTCATGCTTGATGAGCCAACGATTCGAAATTGCCTTAAAACTTTCACTTGCATCAAACTTCTTAAACACAAGACCTTCTCTTTCGGTTGTGATATTTAGTTGAGACTTACCTTCTGCATACGAAAGCACATCTTCAATGTTGTCTTGTTGCAATACTTCAGAGTATAACACAGGAACATGCAGAAGCTGTAGTTTTTCTACAACACTTCTACAGTGAGAAGGAACGAAATATTGTTGTTTATCAATGTCGAAGATATTAAATACATAGAACTTGAAATCAGTCAACTTATAAATATTGTCATTGATCCCAGGACCAATTAATTCACCTTGAACTGCCATGTTCTTGCCAAGAGATTTCAAAGCTTCAACAGCACCTGAAGAATGTGCAGTCTTCCAGAATGTATTATCCAAGTCTTCCTTCAATTCAAGATTACGAGAACATACACCAACTTCTCCATCCTTGAAATAAACCGTCATACTACTTCCATGTAACTTTTCAGTTACTTCCCAAGTGTTACTCTCAACATACCAATCATTGTATTTATTCTTGAGGTTTTGAATTCGTTCTTGATCAGTCTTGGGGATGAAATAAGGGAAAGAACCCTTTGCGTTAGCAGCTAGGAATTCCGCAGGAGGTTCATATTTTTGGACACCAAGAATTTCTGAAACATTTGTACCAACGATATCTACACTTGTTTGAGGATCTAGTTCAAACACAACACTCAATGGTAGCAGCAGCCCTTGAGATACAACACCCTTCAGCTTTTTAGTTCGTAGTCGTTCACCCTTGACTCCTTTGTATTCCTTTGGCTCTTTACCTCCTTGGGTCAAGAAGGGTGCAATTTCATTGGGAATGAAAGAATCAATTTCACAATAAATTACGAGATCACCTGCCTTGTATCCCATGCTTTTCTGAGCAACAACATTCCAACCACCAATTTTTACAGCTTCAATCAAGTCTGCACCAATGATAGGTTGAATGTCATCAATCCTACGAACAGTAGCCATCTTACGTTCCATCGTATCTCCTTAAACTTTACACCATTCGTTAATCTTCTCAAGCTCTTTACTTGACTTGTTCCAAGTATAACTTCCAAACCCAGGAACTTGCAAACAAACCTTAGCAAAATTGTCGGAAATATGTTGTATAAATCCGACAACTTCACCAAACCTAGTACAGAACTTGACATTGTCTTTTACTTCAAGAGCTTTCCCTTGTTTGTCTTTCATTTTAGGACATCATCTTTTTCAGCTTACGCTGGATCTGAATCATATTTTGTTCTTCCGTTTTCATACTGCGCAAAGCTTCACGAAGACCGTTCAAGCGTTCATAAGCAAATTCACCTTCAATTGTACCAGGAATAGCACAATCCCATGCTTCAGTGATTTCACCCTTTGCAATACGAATAAAGAAGTTCAAATCTCGCAGATTTTTTCGCATAAAGGAGTGAATCCGCTGAATTTCAGCATGAGTAAAGCTAGGTTTAACTTCTTGGATCTTAATCTTCTTTTTGCTTTTTAGAATAGCAGGTACTTTTTGTGTCATTTTATTTCCTTTAGTCATTTAGGTTAATTTCATTTACTTCATACACAAAGTCTGAAGCATTTTCATTCAAAGTGAATACCGTATTAGTTTGAATACAGTATCCAGACAAAGAACCTCTAAATGCTCCGGTATCAAGATTTAACAAGTTACCAAAGCACAATGGTTTCTGCATAATAGTATGACCAGAAATAATCAAACTGAGATCAGGATGAGAAAACTTTTTAAGACGATCAATACCCTTTTGAGAAAGCATACTATAGTCAGGTACTGGATGATTATAAAAATCACAAAATACTGCTCGTCCCCAAAAACTATACTCACCATCAAGTGAAGATAGAGTAAGCATTTGTTTCAGAGTGGCTTCATCTTCAATGTCTGCATTTGTGATTTGATGTTCAATAGATCCAACATTTAATTCAGCATGTAGAACATGACATTTGATTTTATTGTCAGTATCCTTGAATGTAAGCATACGAGGAAGAGTTTGAATCTTCTCAGTCACTTCATTGATACCAGCTTCTTCCCACATGAAAGGTGGATAATCATAAATCCATTGTCCACCGTTGTACATGAAAGCTCTACCATATGGAGAATTTGGATTCTTAACGTATTCAACAAACATTTGTTCATGATTGCCAGGAACAGCAATTACCCAATCTTCAAGCAACAGCTTCAAACAACGAAGACTTTCTGGGCCTCGATCACACAAATCTCCAGCAATAGTAACACGATCTTTAGAAGGATCAAACTGAAGAATGTCCAAAGCCTTCTGAAACAAATCAAAATTACCATGCAAATCTGTAAAAACATAGTCCATACCCTTTGTATTCAAAGTATGAACTTCTTTCATTTTATCAAACATATTAATCCTTTACCTCATTCTTCAGATAATTGAACAATTCCAAATGGCGGAACCTCACTAATGGGCACTTCTGTTACGTTGAGATAGTCGAACGCAATCTCATCTGGGTCTTGCTCAAAGGCGGAGTAGTACACCTCTCCAGATTGAGTGCGCACGCACTTGTAGACAGTCTCAGTCATCTTTATTCCTTTCTTCAAGGTATTTAAACACGATGGCGATTATAGCTAACAAGGCTGCGATGGCGGACATGTTTTTCAAGGATGCAGACATGAACCGGACATGGCGCGCAGTTCGTCGGCCAGGCTGAAGAATGCGTTTGATGGTTCGCCAGACCAGTGATGGCCACGGCTATCCGCCAGATCCGCTGCCTTCTCAAGCACCAGCGCGGCGAAGAGGGAAAGAGCCTGAGCGTCTACGATGAATACGCCTTCAGGCGCGTTATTCATTTGGGCGAGATTTGCCTTCCTCGCCAACTCTTCAAGATTCAAGACTCGTTCTGTTACTTTGCATGTAGTCATATCTTCTCCTTTGTTTCAATGCCTAAACTTTAACCAACTTCAGAGTCTTAGTCAAGTTGTAAATTTACAACAACTGCACAATGTAACAAACGTAACAAAACTATTGACAAAATTTCTTTGTAATGTAAAATCCCAATTGGGTGCAGGGTGCCAAGGATGCTCAAGTCAGACTCATTCAGATCTTTTCAGATCTTTATTATTTAATAAACTATTCAGTTTTAACTACTATTAACCCAGAGGATTAATTTCTTCTGGGTTTTGTTGTTTATAGACTACTCTATCATCTTGACAATTTAGTAGACTAAAGCTAAAGTTCAACAAACAAAGATAGAAGCCCTCAGATGAGTTTAAATCATTCAGGGTATGTCTCCATCAACCAGTGATAAATAATTCAACAGAGATCGTTTTAACACGTTCTAGAAGCATTGAAAGGAATAATCATGCACATGAAATGTAAGTACTGTGGAAGCACACAGCATGAAGAGAAAGATTGTAAGAAAAAGAAAGTAAACATTCTTGTAATCTTTTCAGTCTTACTCATCTTGATCTTCTGCCTACAGACTTCAATGAAAAATTATCAAAGATATCAAGACTGTTGTATTTCTGCAACAAGCATTGACAGAATGAAGTTTAGAGACTAGGATTCATGCATCTTAAAAACTTGAACCGAAAGGAAGATATGAAAGTCAAACAACTGATTCAGATTCTTGAAGATCTTGACCCTGATTTTGATGTTCTTACATTCAACTGTGATTCTTTTGAAGTGGAATCTGTTACAGGCTATACTGTAGATGATACATGTAAAATTGTTTACCTTGAGAATGATGAATAAGGATTTATATGCAAAATCAATTTCGTAAGTTTCATACAAATTCTTCTATTGCATTTCCTAACACATGTGAATATGCTTGTGCTTTGGATATTCAAGAAAAGAAGTTTGGTTATGGTAAGTTGTTGCAATATATTTTGTATGCTGGGATTGCTGTAGGTATTTATTTTATTTATAAAGGAAATGTATGACTCGTCGTAAACATGCTGATTTGATTATTGCTTGGGCTAATGGTTCGCAAATTCAAGTTTTTGATACTTTTAGTAAAACTTGGGAAGATTGTGAATCTGCCCCAGGATGGTCTGAAATCTGTAACTACCGAATCAAACCAAAAGAAGAATACTATTTCTTTCCAATCTTTTCTCATAAAGAAGGTATGGAGTTTGTAAGTAAAACTGGTTCCTATTTCTTGTCTAATGTTGATACTCATTCGGAATCTATACTAATTACTTTTACAGGAAAAGTTGCAAAGACAAGTTATTTGGATGGTAAGATTACCTCTATTGAAATTATTGAAAAGGATGTGAAATGAGATCACCTATTGAAACCTACTGGTCTAAGATCTGTGTTGCTTGTGGTGATTCCAGAGCATGGAATGACTTGACACGACATCAACAAGATGCTGTAATTCAGTCAGTAAACATTCTGCTTGCAGTTTTGAATGGAAATATTCAATGAAAATTAGACAAGCTGAAAGAACCGCATTCTGTAGAGGATGTGATAAAAAGATTAAACCTAAAACCAATATGCTTTCAATGTATTCCTACAGAAATCGTGGACAGAATATTCATTTCTGTTTAGATTGTGTAGAGAAAATGCATGAAATGCTTCAAGAACATCGAAAGGAAAGTAATGAACTTATTTGATGCTAGATTAAATAAGAAGTACTGTAATTTCAGAGAAAATTGGTGTCACGATAATATTGAATGTAATGTATACTTACAAGATCTAAGTAAGGATATTATTTTCTATTCTTCATATGAAGGTCACGATACAACAAAGAGTTCAATTTTAAAACTTCTAGAAATTTCTGGATATACTGTAATTCCATTGTAAGGGGATATTATGGACAATTTTAAGAGTATGCAACCTTGTGATTGGCATGAAGACAGGGTTAAGTTTCCATGTATTTCTCAAGTAAAGATAGATGGTGTTGCTAGTTACAATCGACATGGTAAACTTGTTGGTCGTTCTCTAAAATCTCATGAGAATAAGTTCACTACTAAAACTTGGTCTATTCCTGAACTACATGGTTTTTGTGGTGAAATGACTTCTGGATCAGATCCAACAGGAAATGATTTATGCAGGTTTACATCAGGGGATCTTCGCCGTCATGAAGGTGAACCAGATATTCATTGGTGGATTTTTGATTATTGCACAGATGATACTAAGAATCTTCCTTATCTTGAACGCATGAAGATTGCAAAGGAAATTCATTTCAGTAAGGTTCCTTGTTATCTCGCAGACAAGATTAAGTTTGTTGAATCCCTAATTGTGCATAATATGCAGGAACTTTTAGAGATTGAGGGTGCATACCTTGAAGAAGGTTATGAAGGTGCTATCATTCGTGATCCTTATGCTCTGTATAAGTACGGTCGATGTGGTAAAACTTTCATGGGTGCTTGGAGAATTAAACGGTTCATTGATGGTGAATTCTTGATTGAAGAAATTATTGAAGGTAAGCACAATGCTAATGAAGCGAAGGTTAACCTCTTGGGTCGTACAGAACGCTCTACATTGCAAGAAAATATGCAGCCTAATGGTATGGTAGGTACTCTTCGTGGAACTCTCTTAAAAGACATCGTAGACCCTCAGACTGAAGAAGTCTTGTTAAAAGCAGGTTTGAAAATTGACGTTGCTCCTGGTAAAATGAATCATGATGAACGTAAATACTACTTTGAGAACCAACATGAAATTCTGATGAAAATTGGTAAGTTTAAACTCTTTCCAAAAGGTACTAAAGATAAACCAAGGTTTGCACAGTTCCAGTGCATTCGTAATGAAAATGATATGTAAAGGTGTTCTATGACTTTGATTTTGTTTTGTAAGATTATTTATGTCTTGAGCTGCATCGGTATGATTTGGCCTACTGTTGTCTGGCACAAAGAAGCAGGCTATGTTTCATTAGAAACAATCGTTTGGAGTACTTTCCTTGTATTTTTACCTTTTGTAAATACTATGCTATTCGTCCTTCATTTTGTTGAGGAAGTACCATTTGAGAAAGTATTTACTTACAAGATTTGGGAGAAGAAATGACTAAAGAAGAAAAACTTCGTAAGGCTTTATCTCGTGCTTTCTGTTTAGGTGAAAATCATTGGATGTACTCTGACTCAGAATATCAAAGTCAATGGAAGAATGCAGATATTGTCTTGATGAAATATCAAGATCTTGTTGAACAAACTATTAAGGAAATTTTAGATGGGAACTACCTATAATCCAGTAATTGTGATTGGACTTCCTTTGTCAGAAATTACTCATGAAAACATTTATGAGTTAATTGATAAAGATACTGTCAATGTATATCATGAGCAAGATGATGATCCTGACCCGATTGTAGGATTTGCACTCTACAAAGGCAGTCAAGAGATTGTTGATAATGGGCTAATCGTATTTGGAATTGAGAAGATTAAAGACACTTTCAGGAATGTTCTTGCTCAAGAACCAAAGATTCATCTTACTCTTAGTTTTTATTAAGGATCAAAATATGAATTTGCAAGATTGGACTGATGCAGGGTATACTAAATTTTCAGATGTAAAGCATGTTAGACCATATGCAAGTTATGGTCTTCAGAAGAAGATTACTGACTCAAGTGGAGTAAGGTACTTTATCATTGTATATGTCTATGAATACCATGACCATATATCTTTTGCACCCGATATTCAGTTTCGGACAATAGATAGATTTACCGTCAATTCTGACTTGATTCTTGAATCAACTTCAACAATCAAGGAAGTTGAGTCTTTCTTTGACAGATTGTGGGAAATTACAGGGAGTGTTTACTATGACTATTATGGAGATTAATATGTCGGAGAACTTTATACAGCATTTTACATACGAGGTGAGATCACCCAAATTACTTAGTCCAATTTCAAGTTTTTATTTGGAGTTTATTGAATTATGTAAGAAGTTTGATCCTGATTTCCCTACTACTGTTGATTATCTTTCCATTGAGGCTTCACCTGGGAAACTTGTTGAATGGAAGGTACATGCATTAGAGTTCCCTGAACATAAGGAGTAAACATGAAAGCAATTGTAGAATTCTTTTGGGATTTTGGTAGAAGTGGAGAAGTTTCAGGTTTATTTATTTGTGAAGAAGAAGACCTGAATAAAATCATTGGTAGAGATATTTACTTTGGTGAGATTCTTGGGAAGCACTCTGAAGTTTCTGGTACAATCTCTTCTGAAGATTTTGTAATCAAATCAACAGATCAAGATTTCATTTCAAAGTTTATTGAAATTATGGGTGACGGAACAATCTCAGGTTACAATCCTTTTGATTATATTGAAGAAGAAGATCTTGAAGAACCTGAGTGTTAAGGAGAACTATGGCAGATTTCATTAGGCATGAAGTGGAGTTAATTTATGTATGAAAAGAAACAAAGAGTATTCACGAGTTTTAATCCAAATAAGAAGGTTGAGTCCGTTTCTGATGTAGAGAAGTACCCTTTCAAGGCTTGCCAAGAACGAGGTATTTCTGAAGAAACTTGCAAGAGGTTTGGAGTTAAAGCGGGTGTGTCAGAGAAAGATGGTAAGACAATTGAGGCTTACTACTTTCCATCATATAACCAGAAAGGTAAGGTTGTAGGGTATAAGAAGCAGGATATTACTGTAGATAAGTCACACGAGTATCACTGGACAACTGTAGGCTCTGTCAGCATCAGTAATAAGTTATTCGGTCAGCAGGTTGTTGAAGAACTTAATCGTAAGCGAACTAACCTCATCATCACTGAAGGTGAATGGGATTCTCTTAGCGTTTACCAATCTTGTGTTGACAGCGTTAAGGGCACACGCTATGAAGGTATTGAACCTACTGTAGTTTCTATCCCTATGGGGACTAAGAATGCTGTTGAAGCTGTTCTGCATAATGAGCAGTTTACAAAGTCATACGAAGCTCTGACAATTTTCTTTGATGATGACTATAGTACCCCTGCTGAGATTAAGAAGGGCATCATGAAGGGTCACGAGGCCCGTGAAGCTGTTGCAGCAGCATTTGTTGGTACAGGGATTAGTCTAATGACTCTTCTGCCATCAGATGGTTTTAAAGATGCGTCAGATTACATGCAGGCAGGTAAGAGCCCAGAACTAGCAAAGCTTGTATCTTTTGGTAAACAACCATTCTCTACTGAGAAAGTTGTTAAGGCTAGCAGTGTTTCTTTACAACAGATTATTGCTCCACAACCTCAAGGTGTGCTAGTACCTTGTTTTCCTAAACTTATGCAAAGGTTACATGGACTTAGAGACAAGGAACTCACTCTTCTGCTTGCCCCCTCAAACGTGGGTAAAACAACTGTGTGTTCAATCCTGGCTTCTGCTTGTATGGATGCTGGTTATAAGCTTGGGATGATTTTCTTGGAAGAAGGTAACAAGGAGACTATTCAACGGCTCATTGCTTCAAAACTGAAGGTAAATTACCTCAAGTTCAAGCGGAATCCTTTATCAGTTGCGAGTGAAGAAGCTATTAGCTGTGTCTACAACGACATTGTGAATAATGATAAGCTTATTTTGCTGGATCATTTTGGAAGTATGCCTACATCTACTCTGATGCAGAAGGTTCGCCATATGGTTCTAGTGGAAGGTTGTAAGTTTATCGTGCTTGATCACTTGTCGATGGTTGTGAGTGGGAATGAGTCAGATAACGAACGTAAAGATTTAGATATTGTTATGACAGCTTTGGCTAGTTTTTGTGCTGCTAATGATGTACACTTGCTAGTAGTTTGTCACATCAATCGCTCAGACTCTCATCAGTTCCTACCTCCAAAGGGTAAAGAAGGTGAGCCTTTCTGGGTAAATGTTCGTAAAGAGTCTGCTAGAGGTTCTGCAGCACTTGAGCAATGTAGTTGGAATATTTTAGCTCTTGAGCCTGAAATTCTTCCTGACTTCTCCAGAGGTCGTATTAGAATCAAAGTACTTAAGACACGATTTGGTGACTCCCTAGGTATTGCAGATGTGTTTACGTTAGATCCTGAGACATGGGAAGTAGTTTTGTCACAGGAGGGTGAGAGTTTCTAAGAAAGGAAGTTATGAAAGGATGGGGATTTGACATCGAGGCTGATAACCTTTATCTTCTTTCTAAGAAGATTTGGTATATTCGGCTGAAATCTTGTGATGGTACAAGAGAACTCAGCCTATTCCCTTTTAGGGATGGTAAAGACTCTACTAAACAAAAATTACTGAAATGGATTAACTCTTTTGAAGATGGTGGAGAAGTTGTAGGGTGGAACACCCTTGGGTATGATCTTTGGATGCTTTGGAAGTTCTTTGATATCAAACCAAAAGTCGGAAAGAATGGGAAGGACTTCTTAGGAGATAAACAAGTACAGTTTGTAGATGGTTTTGTTCTTAGTATGTTTCTACACCCTAATTCACCAAAACACTCATTGGAGTATGTGTCAGGTGGCGAAGAGAACGAGGATGGTAAGATCAACTATAGAAATAGTTTGATTCGTGCTGGAGCTATGCAAGACTCCGATCCTAAAGGACATGAGTTTTCTTTTTGGCATGAGCTTATGATTCCTTACTGTGATCGAGATACTGATAGTGCAATTAGGGAAGTAAAAAAACTATGGAAAGAAGCTCAGGCTTTGTACTCCGAGTGGGTTCACCCATCATTTAGACAAATGCAGAAGGACTATTGGCTTTACTCTGCACAAGCATACACTGGTGTCAAGTTCCATACAGAAAGGGCTAAAGCTCTACAGGCACATATCCAAGAAAAAATGCAGATTCTAAAAGATGAGGTTGACCCTCTTCTCCCTAAGCGTGAACTGAAGACTGCTGAACAAGCCTTGTATAAGATGCCAGCAAAACCTTATACTAAAGCTGGTGATCTTAGTGCGAATATGCAGAAGTGGTTGGATAAGCACCAAGCAAAGCTCATTGACGGCATTATCTACGCTTATGGTCTGTCTGCTACACTTGAAGCAAATGCAGTTTTCCCAGTTAAGCTCCCTATGGAGATTGACGATAGTGTAGAAATGAAGGACTATTTTATTCAACACGGATGGGAACCTTCGGAAGATCACTGGAATTTTAAGAAAGGGTCTGATGGTAAGAATATCCGTGATGAGAAAGGGAAGTTTATTAAAACAACCCCTAAAATTAATCACGCTGGACAACTCTGCCCTAACTTGTTGAAGCTTAACGGAGAGATTCCAGCAAAGGTTGTTAAGTTTCTTTCATATAGGAATCGCCTTGGTGTTGTTACAGGCTGGCTTAATAATTGGAGAATCAGTTTTGATGGTAGACTAAGTGCAGAGATTAGCGGCTACGCCCCTACTTCTAGGGTGAAGCATAAGACAGTGGTAAATTGCCCTAAAGCTGACCCAAAGGTTTTGCTTGGTTCTGAAATGCGGGATTTGTTTGTTGTTGATGAAGGTAATTGGTATGCTGGTACTGACGCGGCGGCCCTAGAGAATCGAACACTTAGCCACTATACTTTCAAATATGATGGCGGTGCATTTGCTAGAATGCAAACAGAAGGTGATCCACATAGTTTCAATGCCTTCGCATTCTTTCCACACTTGCATAAAGAGTTTGATATAAATAATCCTGAAAACAAGGAAGATCCTAAGTTTAAGACATGGAGAAATAAGGCGAAGACGGGTGCGTATTTACTAGCCTTCGGTGGTGGTGCCCCTAAACTTGCAAGTAGTTTAGGTCTGTCAAAAGTTGACGGTCAAAAAGCTTTTGATAACTACTGGGAAAAGAACAAAGGGCTCGGTGCATTGAAGAAAGCAGTTGAGAGTTACTTTGAAACAACAGGTAAAAAGAAGCACATTCCTGCTATTGATGGGCGATTAGTCTCTGTTAGAGGAAAGAATGTGCTACTATCCTGTCTAGGGCAAGGCCTTGGTGCTATCAGCATGTCCTACGCAGCTTGCTTGATGGACACATGGTTAGGTGATATGTACCTTGATGACCTTGGTAGGCCTTATTACCTTATCAACGGCAAGAAGGTAAAGCGTATCTCAATGGTGCATGACGAGTACTCATGGGAATGTGAGGAGGGATCTCAGGACTGGGTTAAAGAGCACAGTGTCAAGGCAATTGTGAAAGCTGGTGAGTTTCTGAAGTTGAGCCTACCCCTTGCAGGTGAAGGTAAGATTGCTTTTAATGGCAGTTGGAAAGATGTCCACTAAGGTTATTGACACACTCACAAGTTATTGGTACACTCTCCTACATTAACTCTGCAGGTTCGATAATAATCGAAAGGAAATACGATGGAATTCAAATTTAAAGATGTAACTTATGTGACACAACCTGCTGCACTTCTTACTCCAGAAATTGGAAGTTGTGAAGGTTGTGAATTTTTCGATAAACCGATTGAAGAAGGTTGTAATTCTTCTCAAGAAGTTTATAAGTGCTGTCTTCCAAAAATTATCTGGGTGAAAAAGAATGATTGAAGTTAGGAAATTTTCAGTACACATCGAGGAAGTTCCAATTAAGGTTTGGAAATTTCCTACAGGTGAAGTTGGATTTAAGTTTCTTGAGCCTAAAAAGATTAAACCAAGTGGTGCTACTTATGAAGTAAATTGTAAGTTTGAATCTAATGATGATATCTTTGCTGCCCTTCAAGCAGTTGATGCTTTAAAGATTCTTGGAATTGAAGAAGGGAGGATTGTTCTTAGACTTCCTTACCTTCCATATTCAAGGCAAGATCGTGTATGTCATCCTGGGGAATCTTTTGCACTACAAGTTTTTGCAAGTATTCTAAATACTACTGGAGTATCAATTGATACTTTGGATGTGCATAGTGAAGTTGCAATGCAAGAAATTCCAACACTTCAAAATGTTCCTCAATATGAATGTATCTGGACTAAAATTCCAGTATTTGATTACCTAATTGCTCCAGATAAAGGGTCTCATGGTAAAGCAAAATATATAGCCCAAGTGACACTAGATGATAGTAATCTGGTGACTTTAAACAAGCAACGTATTGGTTCTACAATCAAATATATGGATTATGAATATAATACGATTAAAGGAAGTGCTTGTATTGTAGATGACTTATGTGATGGCGGAGGAACATTCTTAGCTTGTGCTAAAATGCTTCGAAGAACTCAACCAAATCTTACTGAATTATCGTTGTATATTACACATGGCTTCTTTACAGCAGGTATTGACAAGCTGAAGGAAAATTTCGATAATATCTATGTCTGTAATTTAATGTCAAAAGACATTGATGTAATTAACTTTGTAAAGGAAATTTAAATGAATCCAATGTTTATCACGGATTGCTACAAGATTGGGCACCCTTTTATGTACGATCCTCTTATGCACACTCTTGAAAGTAATATGACAGCGCGAAGCGATTCACGATTCAAGGGAACGAGTACATATAATGGTAAAGTAGTTGCTACTGGTTTCCAAGGTTTGACAAAGGAATACTTGATTGATAGCTTTAATCGTAATTTCTTCTCTCGTCCTTTGACTGAAGTTGTAGATGAATATGTTGAAATGATGGATGGTATTTTTGGTCCTGGTGTTATTTCAGTTGATCACATTACTCGCCTGCACAATTTGCAATATCTCCCAATCAAGGTTCAAGCACTACCAGAAGGTTCTTTGGTTCCAATGGGTGTTCCTTTTATTCGAGTCAAGAATACTGTTCCAGGTTTTGGTTGGTTGACCAATTATCTTGAAACTCTGATCAGTAATTATCTGTGGCCTATGATTACTAATGCAACTGTTGCTTTTGAATTCCGTAAGGTTTTGGAAGCTTATGCATTGGAAACTGTTGGTGAAGCAAATCCATTTGTTGTTGGTTATCAAATGCATGACTTTTCTCTGCGTGGTTTGCTGGATGGTCGAAATGGTAATGTGAACTTTGGTCACTTGCTGTCTGCAATTGGTTCAGATAATATTCCTACTATTGCCTATGCAAAGAAGTATTATAGTCCACAAGGTTACATCGCTGGTTCTGTTCCAGCAACTGAACACAGTGTTGCAAGTTCTAATATCTTGAATATCTCTTATCAACTGGAAAAATTTGGTAAGTATGAAGATACTGCAAGGGATGAAAGTATTCCGCTGTTGGAACAGGCTGAACAAATCTTCATCGTAAAGATGATTACAAAGGTTTTCCCAACTGGTATTTTCTCTTACGTTACTGATACCTTTGATTATTGGGGTGTTCTGACAAGTATTCTTCCTCGTATCAAAGATGTTGTGTTGTCTCGTAAGGAAACTGATAGTCCTGTTCCTACTCGTTTGGTTATTCGTCCTGATTCTGGTAATCCTTTGCATATCATTGCTGGTTATAAGATTTATGACACTGATAAAGATCCCCAAGGTTTAACTAACGCTGAAATTGCAGATGAGTATGAAGTAGTGATTGTCGATGGTAAATATCATATTATTGAACCTCACTATGATACATGGGATGGTTTCTGCTATGGATATGATCTTGTCGAAGAAATTCCAAAACACGTTGCTGTAGGCTCTATTCAAACTCTTTGGGATATTTTTGGAGGTACTGAAACAGCTAAGGGTTATAAGCAGTTAGATTCTAAGATTGGTCTGATTTATGGAGATTCTATTACAATGCGTAATCTGGAAGAAATTCTGAGTCGCCTTAAGGAAAATGGTTTTGCATCAACGAACGTTATTTTTGGTGTAGGTTCTTTCACATACCAATTCAACACTCGTGACACCTTCAGCATGGCAATTAAAGCAACTCATGCTACTTTCTACGATGAAGATGCCAACGATTATTCAGTTGATCTTTACAAAGATCCTAAGACTGGTAGCCGAGAAAAGAAGAGTGCAAAGGGCTTGGTTGCAGTATTTAAGAATGAAAAAGGTTTCTATTTGAAGGAACAAGCTACGGAAGCAGATCAAGATAACGATTGTTTTGTAACTTATTTCGATAGTGGACATATTGTAACTGAATATACTTTGGATGACATTCGTGCTGAACTATTGTCTAATCTTCCAAAGTAAGTTATAATTAAGCTTGATCTGTCAGAGTATGTGAAAGCATACTAAGCCCTGGACCTAGCCGGGGGGCACTGACCCTGTAGTATAGTAAGCAGGACAATAAATTGGCCAGCTTTGAGTAAGCTGGAATATATAAGCCCTAAACTAGCGTAATAGTTTATTAATTTTAATGGAGAATATTTATGGCATTTAATGTTACAGCAGCAACTCGTAGTGAATCAGATCAGCCTAAGGTTGATTATGAAAAGATGAATCAGTATCTTGTTGAGACTGCTGGTTTGGAAACTAAGGAAGTTTTGGCGGGCTATATTTCTGGTATTGTTGATCTTGGTGAACAAGAACAAGATGATGCAGAAATTGTGTTCAATGGTGATGAAGCCGATGAAGCGGCAGCAATCGAAAAGCATCCTTTGACTTATTTTAAGGATGGTATTGATGAAGAAACTAAGAAGCCTGTTCGACTGAAGTGCTGGCCTCAAAAGCCTATTCAATCCGTTGCAGTATCTGTAGACTTCCCTGATATCATCATTGACAAGGGTCAATTCTTTGGTGAATCTAATCCTCAACCTCTTCGACTGTGGCTTGGTGGTCAATTCTTTATTCATGATGTAGGTATGGTTGTTGGTCGTCCTACACCTCTTAAGGAAAACACCTCTCTTGGTGCTTGGTCTTTTGACAAGAAGCACTTGTTTCACAAGATGGCTGTTGCCTGTAAACTGATTAAATCTGATGAGGTTTTCAAGCCTCGTGATATTGATCAATTGCTTGGTAAGGCTTTTCAGTTTGAGACTCAAATCTACTTCAAAGAAGTTAAGGGCAAGAAGTATTTGACTGAATATATCAAGTTCAATGGTGGTTTGGGTCGTGGTCAGTCAACTCCAGAGATTGTCAACCCTCCATTCTGTGTTCAGTTCACTGCGCCAAATTCGGAAGAATCTCTGCACAATCTCCGCAACCATGTCATTAATACAATCAAGCGTGCTAAGAACTACGAAGGTAGTGAAATTCAAAAGCAACTTGAAGGTACAGGTTCTCAAGATGAAACTCCAAAGCCTGTTCCTGAGTCTAAGCCTGTGAAGTCTGCAAGCCTTCCTGAAAAGACACCTGTTGATGACACAGATTCGCCGTTCTAAAGCCTCTGAAACGCTCTAGGATCAATTTAAATAGGCAGGGTGATACCAAGCCCTACCTAACCTGAAATTTAAAAGGAAAATATGCAAAATATTATTGTTAGTTTAATTACTATTCTGTTGGTTGCTGTTCTAATTGTGGCTTGGCCTTTGGCTTTGATTGCAAGTCTTAATACGTTGTTCCCAGTATTGGCAATTAAGTATGGTATCTTTGAATGGCTGGCGTCTGCATTTCTGATGTGGGTATTTGCAAGTAATGTGAAACGTAATAAGGATTAATATGACAGAAACTACAGAAGTTAAGGAAAAGTTGACAGAAGAAACTCTGTTTGAGAAGCTCGTTAAGATTTTCAATGAAACTTGGGAACTTGACCAAGATATTAAGGATTTGATTGACCAAGCTAAGGAAGATGAAGTTGAAGATGTTTCTTTGATCAAGACAATTGCCAAAGCTAAAGCTTATAACAAGATCTCTGACCTTGAGGATAAGGCTAAGGCTCAGTTACAGAAGATTCAAGATCTTGCTGGTTAATAAAAGCCCTTCGGGGCTTTTTCTCATTGGAGGTTCAAATGTTTGAATACTACGATAAAGAGAATATTACAAGTCTTTCTGAAAATGAAATATTTGTATTTGGATCTAATGAAGCTGGAAGACATGGAGCAGGTGCTGCAAAGGTTGCACTTCGATATTTTGGTGCTCAATATGGAGTTGGAGTAGGCCCATATAAACAATCTTATGCAATCCCAACTAAAGACAGATATATTGAAACTTTAGGGATTGGTAAAATTTCAAACTATGTTGATGATTTTCTGCATTATGCTAGATCTAATCCTGAAGCTATTTTTGTTGTTACCAAGATTGGTTGTGGTTTAGCTGGATATTCTGATTCAGAGATTGCACCATTATTTAAATTTGCTTCAAATAATTGTAGATTTCATTTAGATTGGAGGAAATATCTTGAATAAAAGAATACTATTAATTGATGGAGACATTATTGCTTATTTGTGTGCTGCTGCTGCTGAAGAAAGAAGTATTCTGGTTACTCATCAACCAACTGGAATTACTAAAAGCTTCAAAACTAGAACAGCATTCAAGAAAGTAATGAAAGAAAAGAATAAAGAAATTACTGAAGACTACACAATTGAAGATCAACAAGAAGCTGAATCTCCTGCATTCTGTTTCAAAGTTATTCGACAGAAGATCGAAAAGATTGTTAGAGAAACTAAAGCTGATGAATTTGAAGTCTATGCTGAAGATGAAAACAATTTCAGATTAGATTTACCTTTACCTAGTGCTAAGGATGTTCCCTCAAAAGGTCGATATAAGGGTCAACGTGAAACTATGATGCGCCCTTTACTTCTTTCTGATGCTAAAGATTATTTGAAGCGTGTTCACGGATCTAAAAAGTCTTCAGGGCATGAAACTGATGACACTTTAAGCATTAGAGGGTATGAAGAACTTGCAAAAGGTAATATTCCAATTGTGAGTACTATAGACAAAGATGCTTATCAAGGAGATAAACTTTCTATCTACAATTTTGATGATGATAAACCTAAAGTTGTAGAAGTTCCCGAGCTTGGCTCGCTTAGATATAAGGCACCTACAGTAAAAGGTGATGGACTTAAATTCTTATGCTTCCAATGGTTATGGGGAGATTCTTCAGATAACTATCATGGCTATCAGTTAGCTAATACAGTCTTTGGAGCTAAATCTGCATACGATCTTTTAGTCGATGTTCAATCTGTAAAAGAATGCCTTGAGATTGTCATTCAAAAGTATAAAGAATGGTATCCTGAACCTTTTGAATATACTTCTTGGGATGAAAAAGTAATTAAAGCAGATTGGAAATTCATGCTTGATTTGTATTTTAAATGCTGCTGGATGAAACGAAGGATTGACGATCCTTCAGATCCTAAAGAATTATTTAATAAATATGGAGTATTGTATGAATGATCTACAGAATTGGAGAATATATGAATGAGTACGCAGATAACGAAGAAGATTTTGAACATTGCCAGCATTACAACCTTTCATCATTTGATGAAACTATCCTGTTGGAAGATGGTAGTGAAGTAATCAGAGTTTATTACCATTGTGACGATTGTGGAAATGATTGGCATGAATAGATGCAGGCTCATCTTAAAAAATTAGTAAGGGAAGCAAAATATAGAGCAGAAAAGAAAGGTTTAGATTTTGATATTACATATAGGGATTTACAAATTCCATATTACTGTCCTGTTTTGCAAATTGAACTAAACAAACAAGGGATCAAGGTTGGGCCTAATTCTCCTAGTTTAGACAGGATTGATCCGACTAAAGGATATGTTAAAGGTAATGTTCAAGTTATTAGTCATCTAGCTAATACAATGAAATCTAATGCTACTCCAGAACAGCTACTAAATTTTGCTGATTGGATAATTAATAACTACTCATGGTTGTAAGGAGAATAATGACTGAAGATTTATATACAATTAAAGATGTCAAAAGAGTTAGAGATCTTCTGACTGAAGAACAAGAGAATAGATGTGCTATCACTGGCCTTGAAATTCCACCCAAGCAACACTGTTTGGATCATTCACATGACGCTAATCAATACGTCCGAGGGGTAGCACATAGACAAGCTAATGCAGCCCTTGGAAAGATTGAAAATCTGCATGTACGATACTTAAGTTATTGGTATCCTGGGAAGTTGTCTGACTTCTTACGACAGTGTGCTGCATATTTAGAACAAGAATCAGATTCAAGGTTTAGACACCCAGGACATATCAAGAAAATCTGTTCAATATTCAATACCTTGACAGAAAAGCAGAAAGAAGCTATACTTCAAGCACTTCAGGAAACTGGATCAAACTCTAAACAAAGAAAAGAAGTGTTTAAAAAACTTGTATTAAGTCGTAAATATTCTTATGAATATCTTAAAGAACTGATACTAACTTTGAAAGAACAAGATGCAGTTGTTAAATCCACCAAAGAAGATTGAAATTATCTCTTGTAGAGATCCATTACTATGGTATAGTAAGCACATAGGAGAAACTTTTGTAGTAATAAAAGAATCTCCTGATGTTTATTGGACAAGAGAAAAAGATTCTTGGCAAAGTTTGAACTTTGTAGATAAGTCAGACGCTAAGATAATTTAAAAACAAATGAAAGGAAATTCATGACAACAGATAATGAACATTTAAAACATCACTCTAATTATGCGACTGTTGGTAATCTGTGGTGTGATACTTACTCATTCAATTCTATTTCAGGAGCCATTCAGGAAACTTCGGATGAAAGCTTCATTAGTCAACTTGATTTTATTGAAGAAGAATTTAATGAGTTTAAGCATGGAGTTTTGACAAACGATAATATTAAAACTCTTGATGGGTTAGTTGACTGTCTGGTAACTCTTATGGGTTATATGCAGAAGATGCAATACACAACTGGAGCAAATATTGCTCATGCAATGGATCTTATTGCAGAAAATAATCTCAGTAAGTATCCAAAAGATCGTTCAATCGCTGAACAAACTGTAGAGTTCTATAAACAAAAGGGAACTGAAACTTATGTTTCATATAACGAAGATTATCAAGTTTATGTAATTAGAGATAAGGCTACTGGAAAGGTTAAGAAACCTGTAGGATTTAAAGCTGTAGATCTTTCAGTTTGCTTTCCTAAGTTAAACTAAGGGGATTATGATGAGTAGAACACCTCCACATTGCGTTGGTGATTTTGAATACAATCAAGCACTTTCAACTCCAATGGTTGTTTCAACAAAAGTTGAAATTGATAAAATCACTGAAGACACATCAAAAGGAAAGAAGTACAGTAAGGATAAACTAGACTATACTTTGATTCCGCCATATGCTCTTGAAGAATTAGCAAGACATTATACTGTAGGTTTGAGAAAGTATCCTGATCGTGACAACTGGAAGAAAGTTCCTAATGCTAAATTTGAATATCTTAAAGCAGCCCATCGACACCTTCAAAGTTACATGAAGGGTAATAAGTATGATCCGAATGGTTTGGAACCTGATCTGCATGAGCTGACTTGTGTTATTTTTAATCTTATGGCATTGGTTGAGTTTGATCTCAATCCTAATTTGAAAGAGATAAAGGAGTAATTATGGAATTTATTAGAATTGATGAAAATAAAGTTAAAGTATCTGAACCAAGAGAAATTGCTTGGGAAGGATCTGCTGAATATGAACACATAGAAACTATTATTGATTACGGTACTTTATATAAAGACATGGCTTCAGCTACAAGTTATTTTACAGAAGTAAGTTCTGGAGATATTTATGCGCTAGATTGGGATAGCTATGAAAGCCATTATGGATCTGGTGAAAGTGAGTATCCTAATGATATTATGTATCGAGTTAGGATTGAAGAAGTTGTTGAAGTTAAGAAAGTGTATGTGACAGTACAATAAGGAGAATTATGCAAAAAGCAAAGTTAGTAGGATATACACAGGCATCTGAAGAATTCAAAGATAGTTTTACAGATATTAAAGATTTAGTCGCGTATTGTGCAAGAGTTTCTAATCCGAGTAATCAATTTAATACAGAAACATCTGATAAGTTAATTGGATATCTTCTGAAACATAAGCATTTTTCTCCTTTTGAAATGGCTTCAATTACTGTAGAAGTAGAAACTACACGAGACATCGCAAGACAACTTCTTCGCCATCGAAGTTTCACTTTCCAAGAGTTTAGTCAAAGGTACGCTGATCCTACAAAGGATCTTGGGTTTGTTCTTCGTGAAGCTCGTATGCAGGATCTGAAGAATCGACAGAGTAGTATTCAACTTGATGAAGATGACGAGGATAACAGGTTCATTATTGCAGACTGGAATCGAAGGCAACAAGAAGTATTAGACTTGGTTACTGAACACTATAATTGGGCAATCGGTTGTGGTCTCGCAAAAGAGCAAGCAAGAGCTATCCTTCCTGAAGGTAATACTGTTTCTCGATTGTATGTACAAGGCACTCTTCGTAGTTTTATCCATTACATTGAACTTCGCACTGCAGATGGCACACAAAAAGAACATCAAGAACTGGCTAAAGCTATCGCAGAAGCAGTAGCTAAGGTGTTTAAGATTTAACTAGAAAAACATACAATGACATGCTATAATCTGTACTCCTTTGAGTATTTAAAGTAGCATGTCTCCTATAAAGGAGTTATAAATGCTTAATATCGTAGCACTGCGTTACATTTCTCTTTCTGAAATCAATAAGATTCGTCCAGAAGTAAATAAGAATTGGATTGACAAGAATCTAGAAGAATTCAATAAGATTCTATTTGAACTTGGTGTAGATACGGCAGTGCCGTATGAATATCAAGAAAATATCCAACATAGAAATTATTTCAATGAAGTTGTTATTTCAGATCGTGTAGTTGGTAATGAACGTCAAGATGCGGACTGGTTAGAATCTGGTCATGCAAGTATCGAAGCTAAAGATAAATCAAAGGGTAATAAATTGGTTATTGATCTTTACCGTTTGAAAGGTCAAGTTGATGTGGAGTAATAATAATACTATGAGAGAAACTTTACCTCGTATAATGCAACCAACAGACTCATATGTTCGGCACTACCCTAGAATTGTTGAGTTAGCTAATCAACAACTTGATAAGCAGTTCTGGACGAGCACAGAAATGAAAGTTGAGCTAGATCGTATGCAAATGCTATATGTTCTTAGCCCACAACAGTTGCACGCTATTAAATTTGTTTTGAATTTATTCCTAAAGTATGAACTGATGGTTGGCGACTTTTGGAAAGATACTGTAGCTAAGACATTTCCGCGACCTGAGGTTAAGTTAGTGTCTAGTGTAATTGATGCTATTGAACGTGCAGTCCATGCAGAATTCTATAATCAACTAAACATTCAACTAGGTTTGGATACTGATGAGCATTATGTTGCTTATACAAAAGACACTGAACTTGCTGAACGGGTTAGCTGGTTAAATGCAGTTCTCAATCATGAAGATAAGGTACTAGCTACAATTATTTTTTCAATGACAGAGACTTGCTTACTCTTTAGTTCTTTTGCAATCTTGAAAAGTTTTCAAAGTAATGGGTGCAACCTGATTCCGGTCACAGTCCGAGGTACAAATCAGTCAGCAATTGACGAGGATTTACATGGACAAGTATCGGCAGAGATCATTAACACATATTACCAAGAAATAGGGTCTTCACTGAAAGAGGATACAAGGAGAGTAGACAGTGTTTTATCCGCTATTCAATATGCGTACATGCACGAATGCCGAATTATTGACATGGCTATTCCAGATGAAAGTTTGAATGGAGTTAAGAAACAAGAGTTTAAAGAAATGGTAAAACACAGATTCAATGTGTTTGCTGAACGACTTGGGCTTGACCCGATCTTTGAGATTGGTGAGTGCAGTATTATTGATTGGTTTGAGAAAAACACATACGCTTATAAGGTTGTTGACTTCTTTACTCCAGGTATGGGTATGGAATATGAAACAGCTTGGGATGAAACAAGTTTTACAAAGGCATGGGAATGATTGACTATTCGACACTGAGAAAGAATTTACAAAAAGAAAATGAAATCCCTGATTGGTTCACGACCGCAGGAACACAGTTGTTTTATGAGAAGTACTCATTTAAAGGAGAGACAGTCCGAAGCCGCTTTAATACTATTTCAAAAGCACTTGCACAACACGCCCCGAAAGAGTACCCAAGTTGGTGGAAGGATGACCCGTTTACTAAAGGTAAGACGTATGAAGAAGTATTCTTCAATTCAATGTGGGAAGGTTTCATTAGTGCGAGTACTCCTTTGCTTGCCAATGGCGGACTTCGTAAACGAGGAACTACAGTTAGTTGTGCAGGTGGTAACGTAGGTGAGAATTTATTTGATCGGTACAACGCAATTACTGAAGCAGCTATCCTAACAAAGCACAGTCATGGTACAAGTTATTGTATTGATGATTGGCCTCACGAGGGTGCTAAACTCCCTAGAGGTGGTAATAGTCTTGGTGTAATGCCTTTGATTAGAGATTTCATTAACACGATGAATGAAGTTACTCAAGGTTCTCGGAGAGGAAGCCTTGCATACAGTATTCGCCCTCAACATGGGGATTTTGACAAGGTTCTTGATTATCTATATGAAAATTCAGAATCTAACAATGTAGGGTGGTTGATTGACGATGACTTTGTGAAGAATCTTTCTGAACGAAGCGATTATAAAAAGAAGCTTCAGAGAATTCTTGGTGTCAAGATGCCAAGGGGTAAAGGCTATTTTACTTTCATTTCTAAAATGAATAGGCATTTAGCTGAACCTTTTAAGGTGAAAGGCTTAAGTGTCCGTGCAAGTAATCTTTGCCAGGAGACATGTCTACCTTCAAATGAGGAATATACTTTTAGCTGCGTGATTCTCAATTACAATCTTGAACTATATCGTTCATGGCCTGAGCATATCGTTTGGATTGGTCAAATCATGTCAGATTGTAATGTATCTGAATATCTTGAAACTATGGATGAAATGAGTTCACTCGATAAGCAGGCTATGAAGCGTATCTACAAGTTTACTAAGGAGTTTCGAGCACTTGGTAGTGGTGTTCTGGGTTGGCACACTTTGATGCAAAGAGAAGGTTTAGTGATTGGAGAAATGGAATGCTATCTTCTCAATGGTGAGATATTCAAGAGGTTGAATAAAGAGAGTAAAGAAACAACTCAATGGTTGGCTTCTGTTTTAGGTGAGCCTGATGGGTGCAAGGGTTTTGGGATCAGGAATGCTACTAGACTCATGATGCCTCCAACAAAAAGTACTTGTGAAATCATGGCAGGAGCCAGTGAAGGTATTGGACTTGATACAGCAATGGCTTTTACTAAACAATCTGCTGGTGGAGAGTTCTTTCGAATCAACAAAGTTCTACTTGAACTAATGAAGTCTAAAGGTGTCTACTCTGAACAGAACATTCGTGCAATGGTTGATAACAAAGGTAGTGTCCAACAAGCTGATTGGTTAACAGATAGAGAAAAGGCTGTATTCCGAACAGCATTTGAAACTCCAATGGAGGCTTATCTTCAATTATGCTCTCAACGACAAAAAGAGATTGACCAAGCTCAGTCGATAAACACATACTTTACATCAAATGATTCTGAAGAATATATTAGTAAAATTCATAAGTTAGCATTTGAAGATGAGAACATTCTTAGTCTGTATTATATCTATTCAATGCGCGGTAGTGGTAGTATCACTCGTGTTGAAAGTTGCCAGATGTGTCAATAACAAACTCCCTGCCTTCGGGCAGGGTTTCATTAAAGGAATAAAAATGAAACTATTAACATTCGGAAGTGACTGGTGCTCAGGTTGCAAGTCACTGAAATCAAACCTGAAGAATCTATTGATTGAAACAGAAGACTTTGACATCGACTTGCACTCTCAAACATTTAAGAAGTATGAAGTCAGGACTCTCCCAACTATGGTGTTGTTAGACAACAACGGATTTGAAATCCAACGATTGACAGGTTCTCAAACTCTTGCTACACTTCAACAACTCAAAGAAAGGATTGAAAATGATTAAGAGAATTGAAAAGATCAAGACTGCATATTTGAAGATTTGTATTAAACTTCACTTGTATTGGTTGGAGTTCATGGATAAGTTTAATTTCAAAAAGGAGAATTGAAATGGAATTTGAAAAGGTGTATGGTACATATTGGGCTGAAGACCTTCCTAAAGGTTTATACCACGTTGTACTTGAAGTAGAGTATTATGAGCGTAATAAGAAGGTTATTGGTGAAGTCTGGAAAGGTTGTATTCTTGGATTAGACAACAAGTGTATCATGCGATCATTAGAAGGAGCACCTCAGATTGGAAGTCCTTTCTATAGTCAGGGCAAAGGTAAAGACTATCGAATGACTGTAGCTTCTTTTAAAACTCTTGAAGATACTGTTTGTGTGAAAGATTTTATTGATGATCTGGAGCTTTCTAGCAACCTGATTGATGGTGCAAAATATTGGATTAATAAGTTAGGAACTGATTACACCAAAAATGAACCATTTAGTAATGAAAAGGCAGTTAAAGAAATTCCAAAGAAAGTTAATCAAACAACAGATCAACAAGTTGTTCAAAGTTTGATTTCTAAGAATGCAGCTAAGATTACTGATCTAGAGAAACAACTTCGTGAACTTCGATTGATTCAAAAAGGTCTTAAGAAACAACGATAAGGAGTAATATATGGGATGGATTATTATTTGGTTTAATCTTATTGGTCTATTCTTCTTGAATCCAATTTGACAAAGAAAAAGCCCCTAGGGAACCTCTTGGATTATTAGTCCTTGAAGTCCTCTAGGGGCTTTATTTATTTTTAAGATAAAATTCCAATAGCTTTGGAATACAAAGCTTTACGTTTTTCAATACCAATTAATCCACCATTGATTCTTTTAGTAAGACCTTTAGTTGCATTCATTCTGAGAATAGAAGTGACTCTGCTAATCTTCTACGGGTTAATCCTTTCATTGTTTTACCTCCCGCTTTATCCCACTTTAGGAATTCTTTTGAAGCACCTTGCCAGTCTTCCATTAAAATTTTCTTGCGTAATGTACTTGAATTGAAGTTTGCCATTCCAACGTTGTAACAGAAAGATAAAACAGCAGCAAATTTTTCATCACTACTTTTTTCTAAGACTGGACACGACTTTAATATTCTCTTGCATAAATCATCCAACACTGATAACTTAACCTTTTTGGCTTTTTCTAATGTCCAAGTGTCACCTAATTTTATTGGCAAACCAGCCTCATCATATGTTAACCCCCAGGCAATCGTAATAGGTAACCCCGTTTTAGATGCTGGATCTTTGTAAGCCAAAAACAATCCGTCCTTAACTGGCCCAGTACCTTCAAATGGTATGAGTAGTTTTAAAACACATAGTTCTTTAGAGTTTTCTATATTCATTTTTTCTCCTTACAAACAGATTGGTGGCGGCTTAGGTTACCAATGTCCAAGATTCTTCCACAGTGCACGCAAGCCTCTTTCCTGAAGTTTATTCCGCTTCTGCCACGCACCCATCCCTCAGGTATAGCATCATTAATATTCAATCGAACATTAACCTTGCCGTCAGTAATCCATATTAGATTCTTGCAAGATTCTGACACCTTTAAGTATATCAGATGATCGTCCTTCCTTGGTGCTCTTTTCTTACCTTTATTTGAGTTCGGCTTTTCCCTCTTTGCTGAACCAGTCCACCACCCATTGGGTATTTCATCAATATTATTTATAGATCTCTGGCTTTCACCATTTGTGATCCGTATTTTACCTTTGAGGTTACTACCCATAAAGTACCCAGGGGGAGGTGACTTTCCAGCAGGAAGAAATTTGCAATTAGTACCATTTGTATAACAAATATACCCTTTTGTCTTACTCCCATACGTGTTTCCAATAGTTGATTCAGAACACAACTTCCTGATAATTTCAAATGATCTTGAATTGATGTTTCTGTTCTGACTGGAATTTTTCATGGTAAACCCTCTAATTGCAGACTTACTCAGCCCAGCTAATTTTGGATTTGAAAACATCTTAGTCATTAAGAGGTGAATTAGAAAATGTTCTCTTGCTGTACAGAATATTACATTATTCTTATCTTTTGAAAGGCTCTTATCAAAACTTACAGGTATGATGTGGTGACCTTCAACATATCCAAGAGCAAGTTTAGCTTTCTTTTTGTCAAGGTGTCCACGGTGTATTATGTTTAATATGATACCTATGTACCATTTAGAATATTTGTTCTTTGATGAAATACTCCACATTACCTGTAGAAATTCCCTTTTAATATTACAAACTTGAAGTTGTTCAATTGTTAGATTTTCGAGCATCTTTTAATCCTTCCACAAGTTCATCAGTTTTCTTTCTAGAAGAAACACTACTACCAAAGAAGAACTGAATTACTGTACTAACTACAGTACCTAAAAGAAATCCTAAAATAGTGTCAACAAACCTAACCGATTCAGGTTGAATATGTCCAAATGAAATTGCAAAAATAAAAACCATTGCAAACAATGACCAAGCGCCTGCAAAGATATAGATAAATCTTTTAGACCAAACATCAGTTTGTTTTAGAGCTTCTTTCTGCATATCTCTTGCATCTGCAGTATCTTTATAAGCCTGCTCAATACAGAATTCTTCATGCTTTTGAGCAGCTTCTGCAATCTTCTGAATATCTTCGGTAGACATGTCAGGTTTAAGTTCTACACCTAATTTATCTGAAACATAATCAACTCCTTTATCTACTACAATTTGAGCTACTTTAGGAAGGTTATTACTTATTAGAGTAGATACGATACCAGCGAGGATTGGAAGCATGTTGTTCCCTTAAATTAATCCAACTTTTTTAGCAATAAACATTGCACATAAACCTACAGCACCGTACATAATCCCCCTAATCCATTCTGAAGTTTCTTTATTTCGAGGAACTTCTCGTTCAAGATCAGTGATTCGTTTATTTAATTCTCTTACATCTTTCTGATTATCTTCAGATGCTTTGAAAGCTCTCTCAATAGCTTGACTACTTTGAAATTGTCTCTCTTCCATATGAACTAATTTTGTTACAGCAGCAGCAACTTCTTTCATAGAATCCCTCACAGAATCCTTCAAATCATTCACATCAGAATGCAAAGATGTAATTCTTTCTGCTACAATTTGAAGATGAATATTTTCTTTAGTATTTTCGTCCATATTACTTCCTAGATTTTTAGACTTTAATTAGGTATATTCGTAAACAATTACGATTCCATTAGATCCACTGCCACCAGATCGAAGAGTGCTTGGTGAGTTATTTGTACTAGATCCGCCGCCGCCAGCGCCATATCCTTGTCCAGCAGAGCCTTGACTGTTGTAGCCACCAAGACCACCTTGACCTAATGGGTTTGATCCTCCGTCACCGCCTTTTTGATTACAGTGTTGAATTCCATCTGAATAATTACTCAAAGCCATACCGGGTTGACCAGGAGAACCTGTCCTGGAAAGAAGAGTTGCTGTGCATGTAGCAAGATAAGTGTATGTGTTTCCACCAAAAGCAATGATAGGTGCTGTCAAAGTACAATCACTTGATTTACCAGGATATCCACCATGAACTAACCCAATCGTACCGAATTGTGAATGTGTACCTGCCACTCCAATTGATTGTGACGTGCTGGCACCAGCACCTCCTGTACCTACAGTTACAGCAACTGAACCAACACCAGACGCATGAAACTTCTGATATACTCCTGATCCACCACCACCAGCAGCACCTGGATTAGTTGCACTTGTCCCATTGATAGAACCACCTCCACCACCGCCTGCAACCATCTCTACAATTATGAAGCTAGTACCAACACTAGGGGTATATGTACCACTTGATGTAAAGATTTGGGTGTTAATCAGCTTACCATTATTAGGTATCCAGCTTGGTGATCCACTTCCATTACTTTGTAATATCTGACCTGCAGTACCAGCCGCAAGCATACTTGTTGTATTAGCTCCAGATTGATAAGGAATACTTCCTCCTGCTCCTCCAGATAAATTCAGTGCAGCTTGATCAGGTACAGCTAATCCAATAACCCAATCTGCATATGTTCCTGAACCTCTAACAACTGTGATATTTACAGTAAGAGATCCTGTCGTTGAATTATATGAAGTTACTTGTCCAGTCATTACCTTTGTTGGATCTGATGAACTTGCAAAATATAAATAACAACCAACTACCCAAGCCTTTCCAGCTTGAGTTGCAAGAGTCCAAGAACCATTTGCAATAGTTTTACTTGTTGTACTTGTTCCAGTAGTTGACACTAGTTGTAAACTCTGTTCTAATAAATTAGCTGCTTCAGTCCAAGCTGGTAAAGCAGCTACCCAGGCATCAGCCTTAGCTGAGAAATTGGTCGGATCTGTACGACTAGGTGCATCCGGTAAAATAGGTAACATATTTATTATCCTTTATTATGTTGTTGAACCTCTAATGATAGAATAACTTAGAATCACAGCTTCAGATAAAGATCCACCAGAAATATTCTTTAATGTAATAACAAAGCTGCCAGCAACAATTCCTTCAGCTTTCACATCATAAGTTCCATAGGTTGCATAACCACCTTTTAGATTCACAATCACATTATCATTACCCAATACTGAACTATTAGTAACTAAGAAGGTGACAGATGTATTTGCAGCTAAAGGAGCAGCATTCATTGTGATTTGACCAGAAGGTTTGTTGATGGTCACTCCAGTGGATTTTGAAGTGGACTGAATTTTTGAATCACCAGACCCTGGACCATATCCAAGACCGCCGCCTGCTCGCATCAACAGATTAGACGATGAATCAAATACTGCTGAAAACACCCAAGAAATAGTAGATCCTGCTGTTGAATTAGCAGCAGTGTAAATCTCAACAGCACCAGTATTTTGATTTACCATACTGGCACTTCCAGCAATTTTACGTTTCCAGGCACTGGAATTGTAATATGCATTATCACCTGATGAAGTAGATGAAGTACCACTTACCCAACTACTTATAAAACCGCTAGACCCAATATCAAAAGATCTGAAACCACTATCCCAAGTAAAAGGTAAACCCCCTACACCAAAATTACCAGATACAGCTTGATCTGCTGTACCACCTAACCCTGGATTTGATGAACCAATATTCCAACTTGAAAATGTACCACTTCCAGAAGCAATATTTACATCAACAACAAGAGCACCTGTTGATGAATTATATGATGTAATTTTTCCTTGCATTACTTTTGTGATGTCAGTAGATGCAACAATATATAAGTAAGAACCAACTAACCAAACTTTTCCAGCTTGAGTTGTGAATCCTTTTGAACCTGTACCAACTGATAAACTAGTAGTGCTTGTACCAATTAAATTATTAGCCTGTAAAGATAGTTCTAAATTATTAGCTGCAGTTGTCCATTCTGGTAAAGCAGCGATCCAAGCATCAGCTTCCGCAGAGAAGTTAGTAGGATCTGTTCTTGAAGGAGCATTTGGTAAAATAGGTAACATTGTCTTCCTTTATTATTCTGTTAAACCTTCAACCTGAATTGAAAGAATACTATATGTTGGATATGAAATATCAATTGAATAGTCTTTATAGAATCCAAAAACAGTCAATGATTCATAAACTCCAGTAGATCCAGACCATAAGCAATTAGTAGCTCTGAGTGAATTTAATTTTGAACAAACAGCATCTACAGATGAGTTTTCAACATAAACTCTTACGTCAACTTTCTTACTGAATGTTCGTTTTACTAATGTTGCAATTCCAAATTCATCTACTGATTTTTTAGAATAGTCAACAATTCCTACGTTTGCACCATATTGAGTATTACCAATTTCTGTAAAGTTCCCATAAACAAAAGTACCAATACTTACATTAGCTGCTGTATTAGTAATTGTAATTGTATAGGTACTACCAGTAATAGCAGGAATATCTCTAACAATTAACTCGGTAGTTCTGAATGAATCAGTATAAAAATAGTCATACCAATTCTGAATAATAGCTCTATCAGGTAAATTAAAAGTTTCATCAAAATAAGTAGAAACTCCATCATTAGCTCTGATACGAATAGTAGATGCATTCACATCTAGAAACCCCATTGAGTTAATTCTGTCTGCAGTAAATACAAACTCTAATGTTCCAGATGAACTTGAGGTAACCGTTCCACCAGTTTGGTCAAACATTGCAAACTTATTAGTTGGGCCAATATCTACCCAATATGTTGGATTTGTTGGCGGATATTTATTTAAATTTGATGAACCAGTAAGTGCTTTATACTTTCGATGAACACCTGTTGTTACAATAACTACATCATTTAAATTATAACTTGTTGCAGAATTCCAAATTCCTTGAGCAGCTTCTGATCCAGTTTCAGTAATCGTTGAACTAACTAAATTTGAATCAGTAATATCTTTAGGAACAATTACCATAAATGGTGATGTCATTATTCTTCTCCATAAATAAAGGGAGGAATTACCCTCCCTTTTGAATTAAACTGAAGTAACTCTGATAGAATCATCATTGTCAATTCGTTTAAAGATCTTTTCGATAGTACTAAGTTTAGTAATACTTGACTGGCCTTCTGCCCTATCTTCAGCTTGCATTTCTGTAAGCTTGGAAAGGATATCAGTAAGTAATTCCTGAGTAGTTTCAGCTTGGTCTGCAATTTGAGTTGCAGTAGAAACACTATTACTAGATTGTAAACTATTAATATCGGAAGTCAATACTGTATTAGAATAAACTCCTGTAGTTAATCCAAGTAATTCAGATTTTACACTTGCAAGAATAGTTTGATACTCAACAGCGGAAGACGCTTGATTCTTTGCAGCTTCAAGAAGCTTGTCTGCGTATGAAGTAATGTTACCTCTAGCAGAAGAATCTCCACCTTTAGCTAAATTGAATTGTTCAGCAAACAGAGCCTTAGCTTGCGCAAAATTACCTGCTACATTAGAGCTAGAAACATCTAATTGATTAACGTAATCAAGAATACTCTTCATGAAATCAGTTGTTGCTTGCGCAGCATCATCAATCGAAGTAGTAATTTCCGAGAAACCTTCCGATAACCCGAGAACTCTACCAAGTAATTTCTGACCTGATTCAGTTGATGTATCAATACCTTTTACTAGCGCTACGAAACCTTGTGCAGTTGTTGGCATTTGCAAACCAAGAACACTAAACTGAGTTTGTAACTTAGCTGTTTTTGCAGCGAGTCTTTCACTTTCAGTCATGAAGTTTTCTTGATAACTTGACAATGAATCCTGAAGATTAGATAATCCGCCAGCGCCTGCAAGTAACGAACTCGTTGTTGCACTTGCACTTACACCCATCGAGATAAGGATATCTCGAACATCGACTAAAGCAGAATATGCTTGTGCAATATCGCTTGCTGATCCTGAGATTGCAGCAATAATATCTGCAATACCTTGTAATGGTCTACCAGCAAGGATACTGTCTCTTACAATTTCGGCAGCAACTTCACCTTGTTTGTTCAAAACAGAGTTAACGTCAATAACTGCAATACCGAAGTTATCCAGTAAGTTCTTAGACTCTTCTATACCAGTTGCTACTCTTACAATAGTCTGGTAATAACCTTCACCAACTTTCTGGAATTTCTCAAACCCAGGAAGAATGGCAGAAGCCATGTTATCACCCAATGCACTAAATACAGCACTAAGTCTCTTCTGCAAGTCTTCTTGTGAAAGACCTGAAGTTTCAACTCTACCAATGTTTACAACAAATTTATTAAGCTTGTCAGTAACAGATTGGAGTGAAGTTCCAAGTAAAGGAGAAGCAGCTTTAATACTATCAGCAAATCCTGTAAAGATTAAGCTAATCTGATCCTTGAACAACTTGTCGGTTTCGGAATAGTAAGTTTTTCTGGAAGTACTTGTAGTAACACCAAGAAATTTTTCTTTCTTTTCGACATCAGTATAGTATTGGGCAGATAATCCACCATTCAAGATATTACCAAGACCTTGAGAACCAATGTTAAACCCTTGACCTTGAATACTTGTTTTAGTTCCAAACAGGTTACCAATAAAGTTACCTACAGCATTTGTGAGGCCGCTAAGTGTACTACCAATAAAAGGAATAGATTTTTGGAGATTAGCATAAACACCATAAGTCCCAGAAAAAGCACTGCCGATAGCATCCCTCTTAAACCCAGTCTGAATACCAGCAGAACTAGCATTAGTCTGAATCATTCCAGAACTCACTAACAAGTCAGCCAATCCTGAAGTATTGTATTCAATCTGATTCAACGCAACAAGCATCTTTGCAGAATACTTCATTGTCATTGTGTCGATCTTATTTAACTCTTCAAGGCTGTTTTTAATAGATTCAGATTGAGCCGTAGGATCACCCTTTACTGTACCGGTACCAGTGTTAGTCGCTGCAAATGAACCTCCACCTGAACCGGCACCTGCAACCATAATCCCAATACCAGCAAGTAATGCTGCAGTCGCAGCAAACATACCAAACGAAATGGGTGGTGGAGCACCAGTAAGAGATACAGCAAGAGCTTCTACACCAGCAGCAGCAGCTCGAATAGCACTGGCAGCAGTACTAGCAATAGTATATGCAGCTTCAGCCATTTGCATTGTTTTGAAAATACCTTCGAAAGCACTTAATACTTTATGGCCAGCCGTATGTTCAGCAAAGTAATCCTTAGCAGCACCTGCCATATTACCAAGAGTATGAACCATATTCTTACCGTATTGGAGATCAAGCTTCTGCTTAGTTTTTTCATCCTTACCAACTTTAGCAGCCTGATAATCTTCATATGATTGAGTAAGCTTTCCAACCATGTTAATTAAACCAGCAACAGAGTTACTAGCAGAATCAAAACCCGATGCTAAAGTTTGACCAAGATTAATACTATTTACAGTATTTGATAATTCTTGGAATTTAGCAATATGAGCATCAATTGGTGCAGTATCACCAGCAAGTTTAACTAATCTCTCTTGTTGAGAATTAAGTTGATTTACAGCTTCGGAAGCTCTATCATACACACCCTTAGCATCTTCATATGTCTTATTAAGTTGAGCCTGAGCATCACTAGAAACAGCAGGATCTAACATTCCCTTAGAACGAGCTACACCAGCAGCTTCATAAGTCTTTTTGGCGTCCTTAAATTTCTGATCTAATTCCCCTTGCTTGTTCTTTAATTTCTCAAGCATATCAAACCGAGCTTTAGCACCTGCAGCTTGATCTGGTGTCATACCAATCATAGAAATTCTCAGATCAGATTGACCCTTCATTTGATCTTCAATTAATTTATTTTCTAAGAAGACTTTATTTAAACTTTCGTAAAAACTATCTAAAGCCTTAGTAGATTCAGCAATTTGAGAACCATAATTTTTAAGTGCATCTACACCAAGAAGGTTCTTTTGTTTTTCTAATTGTTGAAGGAAACCATCATTCTTAGAACCAACAGCAGAAGCTTTCTTTGAATATTCTGCAATTAATAAGATTCTTTCAGTGTTATATTCAGATAATAGAATATTCTGATTTTCAAAATATTGCTGATCATTCAGAATACCTGCTTCATGATATTTCTTATTCAGATCTAATTGAGCTTGTAATTCTTTATCAAGAACCTGATACTGAGCATCAAACTCTGATTTAAGAGTCTTAACTTTGTCAGAAGATTCAGAACCTTCATCCTTAGTTATCTTTTTACGAATCTTCTCGTATTCAATCAGATATCCTGCTTTAAGTTGCATAGCTTGAGCATACACATCCGGTAATGCCTGAATTCTGCTGAGTTCTAAACCATACTGTTTTTCAATCCTACCCTTGAAAAACTCGTCAAAAGACATTGTTTCTTCTCTTTTAGCTCTTGTAACGTCCTTCTGTCTTTGAACTTCAGCAAGACCCCTTGCAATTAAGTCTGAAGATAGTGTACGCTCTCTTTCCTGCTCTTTCTTAACAGCCTCATCCCGAATCTTAGTGACAGCACGCAGCACATCTTGTTCAGCCTTAATGACTTCATTTTTGTACATTGTACTATTAGGGAATCTCTTCGAATCGCTCTGCCTATCTTTCAAATTTGCAGTAGCTCTTTCTAAATCCTTAAAAGAGTCTGTTCCAGAAGGCATCAACGCTGAGTTAAGTGCAGACTTCAGTTCTCCCCAAGTCGTTTTAGCCTTATCCCAAATCTTGTCAATAACATCCCATTCCTTTTTGATTGTGTCTGCAACTTCTCTTTGCCCCTTGGCAAGCAACTCTGTTGACAGAAGGTTTGCTTCATATGCTTTACCAGCTTCTCTTAAAGCATTCACTTGAGCAATAGCAGCCAAAGGAATTGTTCCCATAGCAGAATTAAGTTTATATAGAGCTTGGACAGGATCTTTTTCAAGCTCCTTGAACATTTTTACAGTATCAGAAAGGGAAGTACCAGTAGTCTTACTGTACTCACTAATTGCCTTTGCAGATAAAGCAAACTGCTCTCTAGTAAATCCACCTTGTTTGGCCATTTCAGTGAGAACTTCAATTCCACGAGTCTGACTAAGACCATCAATTGACTTACTAAACTGAATAGCTGCACCTGTTGACATACCAAGAGAGGCACCTGTAGTATTAATTGCTTTTGACAAATCAGATGACAGTGAAAGTACATCTTTCATTGATATTGCAATTAAGATAAGAGAAGAAGCAGCCGCTGCAAGACCAGTAGCAAATAAGCCTGTAAAAGCAGCAGAGATTTTGTTAACTCCCGGTACAACTGGACCCATTGCAGATGATGCACCCTCAATACTGTTTTTAAAATTCTCCGCAGCTTTTGCACCCTGAGTAAACCCAATAAAGGATTTGGTCATATCTGTTGCCAGCCTACCTACAGATGCTCCAGCACCCTTTGTCATGTCAATAAAGAAACCCTGAAACAGCCCAAACATACCAAGAAGAGTACCTTTTACACTTCCAGCCATTTGAACCATACTTTCACGCATGACTTTAGACATGTCTTGCGAAGCCACACCCATTTGTCCAAACATGTCGCGCAATTGACCACCTTGTTGTAACATGACAGTCATTGGAGATTGTCCAGTACTCAGACCAACTACAATGTCGGTAATCTGAGGTGCAACTGCTCTTGCTACATAATCCATTTTATCTTTATTCTGCTTTACAGCTAAAGTAGTTTGAGCATCACCAAATTGCTTAAGTAATCTTTCTTGTTCAGATACAGATAATCCAAGTTTCTTCAAACTTTGTTCAAAACGGAAAGCTGCATTAGTTGCACCTTTACCCATACCTTCTTCAACAAGAGATACTTGGTAATTTAATTTTTCAAGAGTTCCATAAACATAAGCCTGTGCAGTTGCTAATTCCTTAGCTCTCCTGATCTCTGTATTACCTCTAGTCTTAGCTGCTGATTCGTTAGCAATGGATTCAGCTTCAATTTTTCTAAGAATAGAAGCATTTGATTTATAAGTCTCAGCTAATTTTGTTCTATCTACTAATGCTTGTTTAGCAGTAATAACACCATCTCTCTCTTGTTGATTTACACGCTCAAGATCACGGGCGTAGTCAATAATTTCTTTACGATTGAGATCAGTAACTTCAGCCTCTAGCTTCTTAACAAGAATAAGTTCTTCAACTTGTTTCTTTAATCTGTATGCACCAGATGTACTTTTATCAAAAGTGTTTACACCAGACATTCTGTTAAGATCCTCAAAGGCCCCTTTAGCCTTATTAATCTCATCGACAGATTTACCCATCAGAATTAAATTAGCCAAGGCTGCAGCTTGAGATTTACTAAAACCATCTGTAAGAATCTTTAAACCATCAGCAAGTGCAATTGACTCGCCTCGTAACATCTTAGTAGCTAAGACCAGCCTTTCAGTATAGTCTACAGACTTCTTAGCCTCACCAGAGGCTCCAGAATCACCTACAGGGCTTACAGATTGAATAGGGTTACCTACCCCCTTAGGCATCTTCGTTACAGCCTCTACGGCCTTATTAAGCTGGTCTACATAGGCTTTAGCTTTGTTGATTGCATTGTCATCAATACCTACATCAACTTTTTCATTTGATAAAGAGTCAACTCCCTTTTTAATATCCGAGAATGAAGATACAACTTTTTTAGATGCAGCTTCAGCAGAAGACCCAATATCTTCCATTGCTTTAATAACTTTAAGCAATTCTCCAGTCTCTGCTTTGAATCCAATACTTTGTAATTCTAGAGTCATATTATTATCCTTAGGTTATTCATTTAGAGAATATATTTATTCCCTAAAGGAATAATCCAATCAAACGCAAAAAGATCCGATATATTTCTACACCGGATCTGAGTTATTTCTTAGTCTTTTTCTTTTCTTCTTGTCTAGAATATTCCTGCATGAATAAATTATCAAATAGTTTAATAATAGACACATGCCAAGGTTCAGGTTTAACACTCATTAAATCAAAATAGTTTTTAATTTCAGTATACGACAATGAATTTAATGAAAAACCTGCTTGTCTTGCGTTATGCAATTGAAGAAAATCATGCCAACAGTAATCAAACACAGTTGGTAAAACTGGAACTTCTTCTAATTCTTTTGGAGTAGAAGTGTTATCAAACCATGAAGAGGTTACTTGTTCAGAAACCTTCTTCAAATGTTCTCTCAGTGTTTTACCATCCTGTTGTATTTCTTGCATTGAAAATTCATATTTAGCAAACTCAATTGCTTTTTCTAAATCCTCATCCAAGAAAGTTTAATTGCTGTGAAGCTTCCTCCTGAATCTGTTCACGAATCCAAGAATGTTCAGAAAGAATGCGAGTAGCATTTTCCTTTGAGAAAGGAACTGCCTTACCATCTTCTTCAATACCCTTCCAGTCAATAATTCGAACAACAGCAGATTCAACTGCCATTTCTTCAGCTTCTTCCAGAGTAACATCATTACCCTTACGCTTACTATTATTTCGAACATTGATTTCGTCAAACTTCTTACGAATATAAGCTTTTACAACCTTAGACTGATCACCACGAACCTTAATGAAAGCACCAGTCTTTTCATTAGACCCTGGAAGACGAAGTTCGAATTCATATCCAACTTCAGCAATTTCAGAAAGATTCTTCTTATTAAGATCAAAACCCATGTAGTTCTCCTTTTAAACGTTAATAAAAGGTAATAATTTATTACCTGTCCATATTTGTAATTATGCCATAGGAAATATACAAAGTCAATGATTCTGGAATAATTTTTAACCAATAAAAAACCTCCCAAGGTTTTTAGCCAAGGGAGGTTAATTATTAGATTGTTGTATCGTTTACAAGAATTGTACTATTCACAAGTCCAGCACTTGTGTCAGAATTAAGTAATGCAACAAAATTGTGTTGTTGAACAATACCAAGTTCAGCATCTTGTTTATCAGCAGAACCGATCTTAACACGAGGAAGTACGAAAGAAAGAACACTACCTGTCTTTGTACTATCAGTGGTAAGAGCTACTACAAGTGAAATTGGAGTTTCAGCATTGAAGTAATCACGATATGTACCATCTTGGAAGTATGTGCTGAAGTTACCAGTAACCTTGATACGACCAGTGAACACGTCAGCAGCAAAGTTACTACCTACAACGTTAGCTGATTCAAGACCACGTTCAACAGAAAAGTCCATTGAAGTAATCAGAGCAACAGGAACACCACCAACAAGCATTACACCCTGAACCGCAGCAAAAATACCATTAGTACCAGCAACAGTTGGAGTTGTGTAATATTGTGAAGTTCCAGTTTGTTCCAGATTCTTACCAAGGAAAGTAAAGTCAGTAGTAACAAGACCAGTAGCAGGAAGCTGGACATTCATTGTACCAACTTTAAGACCAGTATAAACTTCAGATTGAGCAATGTCAGAATACCATTCTTCAACAGTATAAGAATCATCAGTATGTCCAGATTGAGGAACATAAGTAACCTTACCCTGAACTGTTGCAGTTACAGTAGCGATTGGACCTTCAGCAACAAAAGCTGTTGAAGACAATACCTTAACTGTAAGAACTGTTGCTGTCATAGAAGCAACAAGGAAGTTATTAGATTGGTTAGCTACGTTAAGACCAGCACCAGTCAAACGAAGAACCATACCAACCATAATACCATCAATTAACCATGAACCTGCACTACGAGTAATGGTAAACAAAGCACCCGAGGTTGCAATAGTAACCGAAAGACCTGTAATTGCAGTTACTGCTGTGAAATCACGAGCTAGAACAGATTGCATGAAATCTGAGTAAGATCCAGGTGAAAGTTCACCATTGATAGTACCATTAACACTACGAATACCATGACGCATGTCAGCAGTCTGGAAGTCAGTACGAATTTCAGCAGATTCGTAAGTGTCTTTCACAAGGTTAAAGTTCGACGTTACACGACGAATATATTTAGCACCGGAAGCACCTGCAATAGTACCCCAACCACTACCTTCTTTCTTATAGGCAACCTTTTTAGATACACCCTTTGCTACAGCCATATTATTTCTCCATTATAAAATTACATAAGTAAACTTGTTAAGGACAAGTAACCTTGTTTTAAGAGTACACCTCTGACATTACAGAAATTAAAATAGGAATAACAATCCTACCTTCAGAAATAACCGATCCTGCAATCTTGGGAGTTCTAAGAAAATGAAGAGTCACATCCTCTTCTGTTAATGTAAGACCTTTATGAAAATGATCTCTAATTAATTCAGCACGTTCAAGTGCATCAGTAGTACCTTTGTTATAAGGTCCAATCACAAAGACTTGAAAATCAAATCTTTCTCTAAAATAACCTGTACCAAATACAGGATCATCAGGAGACTGAATAACAAATTGACAACTTTCATACATTCCAGTAGGAGGTGTAAATACAACCCCTTCATACGCAATTGGTAATGTTGGTGTCAAAGTAGATAAATGCTTTTCACATGCTCTTTTACTTTTAATTAATGATCGCATTTAATCCTCACTGTTCAACATAATAATCAAGAAGATTATTTTTATAGATTGTTTCAATCTGAGAAATGGTAGGAGCCATGACACCATTTGGAGCTTGATTTGAATATCCAGATTCGATTGATCTCATCCAAGGTAACGTAAATCCTTCATTTGCAACATAAGGAATATTGTTAACAACCAGAACTGTTTCTCCAAGTCTATATTTAGAACTTGCAACATCAGCATATTCTTTAACATCAAAAGCTTGTTCAGACCTTGCTGGATATGTTTTTCTAAGACCAGTAGATGACCCTGTTAGGAATTGACCAGTAACAACTTGCCAACCACCTTTAGCATGTCCAGGTTCAGGATATAATCCAGCGTACAATCTGGATTTCATATGGTATAACTCATTATCTGTACCATATGGAGTATTATCAATAGCCTGTACTGTAATATTGTAAATAAAACCTTCAACAACAGATTCTAAACCTCTTGTCATCTTAAGTTTAACTTCTTCCAGTGAAGATCTAAATGCTGACAAGTCTGCTTTAATCATAGTCAACCTTTAATCGTTAAAACCCTGTAAAGGATGACTTCACCTTGAGCAAAATGACTTTGAATAGATTGCACAATATACTCACCTGAGTTATATACAACAATGTCAGATAATTTAGGGACAAAGGAATTCTCAGCAGTGAAGTAAAACAACACACCTTCTTTTCCAATTAAGTCTGGATGGTTAAATGCAGTAAACTTAATATGCTTAGGATAAGCCTTCAGAGTAATTGAAGACTCTGTTGAAGTAACTGCACCAGTTGCTGGATTATAACTTCCAGTTGAAACTGTTTTATAAGTTACTGAAGTTCCATTTCTGGTTATTGCACTAATAGATGCTTTAGCAAACTGATTCATGACAACCTCAGAAAATAAAATAACTTGAAGGTTTTTGATCAGACTCAGTTGGAGGCTGAATATTGTTAGTATTCAAATCATCAATATTAGCTTGAAATTCATCAAGAAATACCCCTCCTACCCATCCCTGACAATTCTGTAAAATAGGATTGTTGTAAGGGTCTTTAATGTAAAGTAATAATGCTTGTCTATACTGTTCAGCAACAGAACTACCTTTAATCGTAAAGATGTCTACAGTTTCATTCCCTCTTTGAGATAACTGCATTAAAGCCATTCTGGCGGCATCCATTGATGCTCTAGTAATTATATTAGAATGCTTTTCAAGCAAATAAATATAAGTTGCATCAGATAAAATTGGGAATGTAACATCGACATCCTGAATTTCTATTCTAACTTTTTCAATATCAGTTAATGCCATATTAGTTACCTTTCTCTTATTTAAGAATACTTAGAATTAAATACTCTTAAATAAGAAAGCCCCGAAGGGCTTTCTGTTAATTTGAACTGAAAAGACGGCAAATAGCTTGTGGGCGTCTTACCATGTTAATGAAATTGGATTCAGATTCAATTTCAATCTTGGTATTCTTAGCATCACGATAGGTCCAGACATAAGCCTGTTCACCAACGGTATTAACAAGATCAAACTTAGCAGCAGGGCTAAACATTGTCTTGAATGTGTCAAGAGTACCAGTAGGAATCATACGAGCTTCGTCAGTAGGGATCAGTGCATTACCACCGATAGAACCACGATATTCAATGAAACGAATGCCAGCATGATCAAAGATCTGATAGCGACCGCTACGATATCCATTGCGCTGACCTTCTTGTGTACTAGCGTAGAACTTGTAAGCTTCCTTAATATTAGCCTGACGAACAAGCTTATTAAAGAAGTTAGTACCGCAAAGCACAACGAAACCAGTTACTACTTCACCAGAAAGAAGATTATCTTGAATATGTGCAACACCTTCTTGAAGCTTTTCATTTACTTCAGTAGTAGCAGTACCAAGAACACAGTCAATTTCCTTACGGGTAATACCGAAAGTAGTGTAGAAGTTCTCAGACACAGTACCATTAGGCGACCACTGAGTACCATTCACAAGAGTGCTTGCACGAGCAAGTTCAAGAGTTTGGGCATGAGCCATACGGACACGAGCAAGCTTATCAGCAATAGCACGAGCTTCTGTATCAGGCTGATCTGCTGTACCATATGCACGACGACCCTGAAGTTCGTGAGCAAATAGTGCATCATCATAAGGGTGGTGAGTAGTTGTGAAAGCACGAATGGTTGCAACATCGTCCTTACCTACTTGAGCGCGTGTACCACGCTTTTGATCACCAACAACAGCGATTGTGCCGCCCTTGGATTCCATTGTTACGGTATTTTGAGTAATACCTTCTTCATTGAAGATACCAAGTTCATTAATAAGACCCCAAGTATTAGGGATCAGGTTAAGTTCTTGAGTATAATCAGTAACTTCAAATTGATTTGAAAAACTGCGAGATGTAGTCATTTGTTATCCTCCGTATTATTATTAGATAGTATCTTGAACAAGGATACCAACTGTAGCAAGCGATGCGTACACAGCAGCTAATTCAGGACCAGTGTCAACAGAAGCACCAACAACAAGACCACCCTTACCAACCATTACAGGACCACGAGCAAGCACAAGCACTGAAGTATCAGTAGTAGCTGCCACAGCCTTATCTTCGATCACAACAGCTACAGCATTCTGAGAACCATCAGCAGCAGTTGCTTCAACAATCTTATACTTACCTGTAGCAGTCACCTTACCAAGAACTGTACCAACAGCATAAGTCTTAGCACCTGATTCATTTGCAGTTACAACTTCACGGCAGTAAGCAAGAGAAGGTTCGTATTCGTGCTTAACAACGTGACTAAAGCGATAGGTATCTGTACCAATAGTTACAGCCATATTTTTCTCCTAATTAAAAATTATTTAGATCCAGCCGCAACACGAGCCTTAACCAGCTTTGCTACCGCAGATTCTTGAACAGGTTCTTCCTGAACATCACCAGAAGCACCTTGTTCTTGGAACAGAGCAGACTTCTCTACCTTTTCTTGAAGATCACCCAAAGTCTTTACAACTTCAGCAAAATCTTCATCACTTTCAACCAAACCAACAGCTTTGAAGACTACAGTAGCAATACTTTCATCCTTAAGTGCAGTCACAACTTGATTAAAACGAGCCTTGCGCACAGCTTCTTTCTGAGCAGCTTGCAGAACTTCAAGATCTGCGAGAGCCTTCTGAAGTGCAACTTCCTTGTCATCAAGTGCTTTTTGAATTGTTTCAAATTGGCTCTTGGTAACGGTTTCTACATTTTCTGACATAGTAGTTTCCTTATTGTTAACAGAACCAGAAACAGGTTCAGTAATTTCTTTTTGTTTCATAATAGATTCAAGATATTCTTGATCCTTAAGCAACACCAAATGTTCTTCTTCAGTCAAAGCCATCAAAGTTTTAGCTAAATTAGCCCCATCATTGACAGACTTCAAAATCTTAAAAGAACTGATTTTTTCTTGAATATAATCATCGTAAGTTTTCTCAGACTCATCTTCAGACTCTTCTTCAGACTCTTCTTCAGATTCTTCTTCAACATAACCCATCAGACTTGCCAAAATCTCAGCTTCTTCGTACCACATACCAAAGAACTTCTGAAGAAACTCAGGAATCTCCATAGTTACTTGAATTTGCTGTGCTTTCTTAATGAAATCTTCTGAACGATTAGTTCCTACTGATTTAAAGAGAACAGTAGTCATTCCATTTGCAGCCCCACCGACTGAAGGACCAACCAACGCTACAGCAGAATCTGGAGTAGAGAAGTCAAATGATTTAAGTTTTCTAGTAGCTTTTGTCTTAGTTTTTGCTTCCATTCATTACTCCGTTATATCTTCATAAACAGCATTGCACTGAATAGAAAGACCGTTAAAAGTCCCATCTTTAATACCCTGCCAAATCCAATCTTCTTTAGCTTTAACAACAGCTAACCAGCTTCCAGCCTTAATAACTTTTCCGTTAATTTCAGCTTCAACTGGAAGAATATAACTCTCTACAAATTCATATGAATCAGTATCAAGCATATGTAAAAGATTTGCTTTTCTACATTGAGTATTAAAATCATGACAAGCTTGTTCTACTGCATCTGCAGAATAAGTGTCACCGTGTAAATCTGTAGTCAAACCATCCTCTTCCTGAGGTTCTAATACTACAAAGGTAGCTAAACGTTTTTCTTCATTCAAGGATTTAATCACCTGAACTGTATTTATAATTTGTTGCATTTAATACCTTACATTAAAGTAAATTATATCATAAAGTGCTAATATAATCTAGTATTTTCTAAACATATTGACAGAAAATTTGAAATTTAGTACAATCAAGGCTTCTTAACACTAGGAGAACCAATGTCTAATCACATTAAATTAGTATTCATTAAGACAGATTCTTTTCTTGATATTTCATACTATCGAGTTAAAATCAAGTATTGGGATGGAGAAGAAGTTATCAAAGAAAACTGCTCATCCTTTACATTTGGGGATGTATTAATCCCAGTACTTAAAAATATTGATGACATGAATATCCAAGCTTCAATCTCAATTCACATTGAAAACAACGAAGAGGTGAAACAAAAAATGAAGTATCTTACTGATCAAATTACTTTGAAAAAGCCTAAATACAACATTAGAAATGAGATCACCTCTTCCCCAAAAGAAGCCGACTGGATTAAAGACTTTATCAATCAGTACAATATTGAAGTGCTCTAGTTCATTAACCTAGGTTGGAGAGTTTCGCACGCACTGGGGCCAGGATACTCACCCTGGCCGCGCATCATGTCAACGTGTACTGTTTCCACAGGTACGTGCCAGCGGCGTCCACCACACACGTGTGGCGCGTCTCATCAGTTGCGCCGTTTCGCAGTGCCATGCGGTGGTAGCGCCATCGCGCAGACGCAGTCGGCAATGCAGTAACGATGTGATCCAGTGTTTGGGGCACGTCGCGACGTGGCAGGCCTGGATAACAGTTGATCGATTGGACCACGCACGTGTCGCCGATGGCCTGGCCAGACAACCCGATCCTCAAACCCTGGTTTGCGGCATCGTTCCAGAACGCAATTCTCCATCGACGCTGTTTGTCGTTAAGCCCGTTGAACTGGATACGCACCAGATCGGTAAACGACCCGCCGTTTTGCTGCACGAAAACGATAGGGTTACCCGCCGTGCGATACCCAACGATGTCAATCGTGTTCCAGCCATACGGACAGTTGATCGTGCGGATCAGTTCGTAGTTCGCCGCGTTGAAAACAACCTGATGCGCGACGTTGTATGACGTTGTGCCTACTGATACCTCGGTGATGGTGGGCGGGTTCGTAGCCGAGCCGTTGACGAGGCTCAACACAGTTCCTCCACCAATCAGGTCAATGTAAGGGGCCGCATTGTTGTAGCCGTCATCGATTTCCATATCGATGTAGCCCTGGCTGTTAGCGGATAGTGAAACGTTGCTGGTGAAGCCCCACAATCCGCGCCATTTGAAACGGCCACGGTTAACCAGCGGCTTGTAGCTGGCCGAGGCATCCTGAGCGCCCGCGATGTTGCAGTCTTCAAAAGTGATGGTTTGGAGTGTCGCCTGCGATGCGTCGTTCTTGCCAACGCGAATACCGGCAGTGGCCGTGCCACCTGTGCCGCCCTGGTCGATCACGTCGAACTGCTTCAGCATGATTTTCCGATGCTGCACGCTGTCGATGAAATTACAGCCAGTCCCTGCCGACGAAGAGCTTACAAGCGCGCTCACCGAGTAACCCGACTTGCCGATTCCTTCGACGTGGCACTGGTGCACATCAATCAGTTCATTCGATCCCTCGAAGCTGAACCCGCTGTTGCAGGTCATTACGTCGAAGCCGTTGATTCGGCCTTTGGAAACGCCCTCAATGCGGCAAGCTGAGTTGACCTGCGCCACCATGATTTGGTCTAGCAAAATCTGCGTGCAGTTGCGGCGTGTGCCACCACGACCCAGCATGAAGGGCAGGTCGAGGTTCCAAGCTTCAACGTTACGGATTGCGCAGAAGTCGGCTTGGTCGATGTCCAAAACCTTGGTGCCTGCACGGCGGTTGCCGTCCAGCGTGTTCATGTACAGGCCGTCAATGATGATGGCCAAGCCGGCGCCTGGGTTGTTAGCGGTAAACCGCATGTCGAACGCGCAGCAGTTACCCGTTACGCGCACGCGGTCGGCAAACAGCGTGGTAGATGCGTCAGTCGTCTTGTTGTTGCTGAACAGCGCCTTGCTGTAGCTAGTCCCGAATGAGGCCTGCACCGTCGCGCCGTTGAAATAGATGTAGACACGACCAGCGGGCAAAACAATAGTGTCTGTGACGGTGTACGTGACGCCCGGCGTCAGGATGATCGAAGGGGAGGCGTTCAGAGCGGCTTGAATCGCAGCCGTCGCATCCGTTGACACGTCTCCGTAATTTTCGGGGCGGACAGCGGGAAACAGTGAGCCAGCCCCGCCCAGGTACTGCATGGCCGCGTAGCCGATACCATCAGCGATGTCCGAGTCCTCGAAATGACGAGACACTGGATCCATCAAGGCTGGCAATAGCCATGCCGATGGTGTAGACTGATACAGGCGCCCACCCACAATCGCACTATTCCCAGCGTTGCTTGAGGCTGGGTGTCGTGTATTAAGATCATTCAACGTCGCCTCATCAGTAAAAAGTTCTGTCGCATTAGCCAAGTCAACAACGCGAGAGGCTGCTCCACCTGAAAATTCAACACTAAGTTTACCATCAATACCAAGCCTTGTTTCACTTACATTTGGCATATTATTTTCCTTAAATTAACTTGCATTATCTGCATTATTTGAAGAGTTGTCAGTACCAGCAACATTGTCACTTGTACCATTACCAGAACCCTTAGACATCCCATCACCAGACCTGGATGTCATATCACTAAGTAAAGATTCAAAATCTGTTCCCTCAGGAAGTTCATCTGTACCTAATACATTTCTAATCTTATTAATAGTGTCAAGGTCTTTCGTCAAGAATCCTACTGAAGCAATACGTTGAATTGCCTTAGAGAATGTTTCAGCATCTACACTATCAATGTTTTCATAGTCAATCACACAAGCTCTTGAAGCATCCCAACCATTCAATTCGTAAGTCTGGCGGATCAGATCTTTATTGATTACATCCCTAATAGTGGAAATGAAAGATTCAGCAGCAGTACCTGTAAGACTATTTTTAATCTGACCAAGTGCAAAACTACCTGTAGTACTTTGACCCATGATTAGAATATCCGCGAATAATGAAGTAAGGATTAAATTTTTATAGTATTCTTTAATCTTAGTTGTATCAAATCCTTTTTGACCAGATACACTAAGAAGATCCATCTTAAATAAAGCTTGTTTAGTCTCTGGATCAAATGCTTGAGGTAAAATCATTGCTGATTGCTGGTTGATCTGAAGATTTGCCATTGCCTGTTCATAATATTTACGAATAGCAATTTGTTCAGGTGTTGCATCAGCAGAAAGATACTGAGGTGGGATATAAAGAACTGGTAAACCTACTAAATCCTTAGTAACTCCAGTAGCTTCAATTTCTTCCAAAGCCATCAAGTATCTCCATGCTAAATAAGCATCACGCAAGGGACTCTTACCAAATGGATCACCTCTATGACGACCAGTTCTAAAGAGAAGAACTTTAGAAATTGGAAATGCAACTTCAGTCTTATTCTTGTAGCGATTCATTGGATCTTGTAAAGCAGAAACATTCTGTCTAACCCCAATCAAATCATTACCATCTTCAGAGTAAATAAATCTACAAATACTTTCTTGACAACGAATTGGGATCTTTTTCCAGCCAATTTTCCCATCATTGTATTTACTACCATTAGAAGAAAATCGTCTACGATATACTTTTTCATGCACAGAAAAACCAAAAGTAGTCATACTTAAAGCTTCCTGAATAAATTCAGACCAAGAATGTTCCATATCATTCATGCATTCTTCAATGAACTTGGTTTGATCTTTTTCTTCCTGTGTAGGAGATTCAGGAGGTCTTACTACCCAATTTGCCTTTGTTACAATATTATCATATAAAGTCAGTGCGGCGTTAATAGTAGAATGAACCGACATTTGTTTATATGTCTTTAGATTATAAGGAAAATTCAATTCCTTTTTTAGCTCATCAGAAGTAACACCATCAAAGATATTAAGACCTATATACCCCATTTCTGAAAGTTTAAAACGGTTCGGATCATCTAAACCTTTTTCTACTCTTGTTTCATCCATAATTATCCTTTAAAAATTAAAAGAAGGTAAGTTAACAGGTAAAGGTGGAGCAGATAATCCTGCTTGACCTAAACTTGTATTAAAATTGAAGGGGTTTGTTGAAGACAACTCAGTTAAAGTCATCTCAGGTATGATCAACTCTTTGTTCAAAAGCAAGAAAGCATCTGAACAACAATCTGCTTGCATTATCTTAAACAAGAGGCGTTAACTCTTGCCCACTTTAGTATAAGGTTTGCCATTTTTGGCACCTTCTGATTTATTTTCAAACTCAGTTACAAACATACAGGCTTCTTTACAGTAACAGGTATTACCTTTTACCTTTAAATCTTTATCCAGATTATATTTCCCGCCTGTTTTTTGTTGGCCGGCCAGCCACTGCTTAAAGTTTACAAGGCTAGGCAAATCCTCTAGGAAATTGCTAAAGTTCAACCATCTTTGTGATACTGTTGCTTTACCATAGTAACCTTTTAAGTCTTTTTCGCAATAACATCTTTTTAGCATATTTTGCCAAAGCTGTTTAGCCTGCTTGTAATAAGTCGTAGTCTTGTCGTAATCCCCATAATACCCCTTACCATACAAAGTAGGGAAGTATTGGTCTTTTACTTTACCAGCTAATACATTAGAAATATGAGCAGTTTTAGTGGTGCCAGTGTCTATAAACTGAATTAAACAAGCATCCCCATTCCTTTGCAGAATTTTAAAAGGACCTGTAGAGTTTGAATTATAAATCATAGAAATTCTCCTATATTAAAATGCTGCATGTCACCATGCAGATGAGACTATATCTTAAACCTAAGTTATTAGGTTTCTCACCGCTTCGGAGCACTTGCCCCTACGCCTTTCGGCTAGTCGTTACACGTTCTGGTATTACACCAGCTTCGCTCGGTATTGTCTACTTGATTCCAAGTAGGTGTCCACCGAATTCAATGAGTTTATAGACGACCCAATTTAATCGTCTTTTTTCTTAGGATCTCCATCAAAGATCTCTAATTCGTCAAAGAAAGGGGTATTCCAATCACCCTTTACTACATTAACAAACCCTGCCTGAGTTACACTTGAGAATGGAGCAAATCGAGTTACCTTAGACTTCACAGGTTTAGATAATTTCACATTGAAACCATACTCTGAAAGTCTACGTTGAAAATCCCTAGCATAAGCTCCAGCAGCAGCGGCAGGATCAATTGGGATAGAAATAATAACTTCTTGTCCATCACGCATTGCAGTCTCAAATACCAACTTCTCAACCTCATGTACTCTATCTCGCATAGAGACAATATTTTCAACTGTGTAAACACTATTTTTATCCTTTGACATAAGGACACCACGAGTCCAGTCAGGATTTGGATATTGTTCAGATGGCAGACTAAATGCAAAGTCCCATGCTCTTATCCTCTTTGTTGCTCTAGGATTAGGGTGATCTACAAGAGTTATCCATTCTCTTTTCCATAGCCCAGCAGCCTCTTGTCTTGCATACCAAGACCCTAATAGAAGACGTTCCATCTCAACGCGAGGAAGTTTCTTTAACTTACTAACGTAAGTCGGATCAGCCTTCATCAAAGGTGGATTATCATAAATAGTCCCTGGAATGAATGTAAAGGATAGAATACCAGAGTCATCCCCAGTACCATATTTCTTCTCTAGTTCTTCTCTAGTATCTGCCCACTCAATAGAGCCACCCATCGCTTGACACATATATCGAGTAGGGTAAACATCTTTTCTAATTGGAATGCCACGCTCATCAAGTGCAAATTCAACCCAATGTCGAATGAAACTATCGTAGTCAGGATTACCTGTAGCTACAATCTGCTTCTTATAATCAACTGAGGTTGAACGCAAACGAGAAAACAAATAAGTTACATTGTCTTCACTTAATTGTTGAATCTCATCAAAACCAATGAAAGTAAGTTCCGCACCTTGGAAGTTATATTTATCAGAAGCATTGTCAAGGTAAGCAAATTTGAGAACAGCTCCAGAACTAAAAACAAGTTCTAACTCTCTCATTCTTACTCTTAGTTTAGGATCTACTAATTTGTATAAATTAACTGCAGAGTCAAATAAACCACCAGGGTTTGTGATCTGCTTTGTTGTTCGCCTAAATATCACACCACGAGTACGTGGATGATGACAAAACTTTAGGAACGACATAAGTAAGCAATGGCTCTTTCCACTGCCCGCTGCCAGAAAGTTATGTACTTCGCTAGAGTACTCCCAAGTTTCCTTGGGTGTCGGACTATATCTTATGCTATAAAGCATCCTACTGTTTCAGATTCGCTTGAACCTTACTGGTTTCCCATAGTCTCTACACACGCCCGGGGATATTAAAAATACCCCCTGCTTGGCTCGGTATTGCCCTCGATTTTACGTTAGGGTTTCACCGAATTAAATAGGTTTTGAATGGAGGCACAACTTTACCACCATAGAAAGTAATATCTGCATCACTATTCAAGAATTGCTCTTGTGCTTTTGACGCTGGTGCAAATACAGTATTAGAACTCATTCAACCTCCTTATGTTTATTCATCCTTATTAACCATCTTTAGAGAGAATACAGGAGCTTTGTCAGTTTGCTGAACTTCTTCAGCCTTCTCTTCGTCATAACGATAATCATAAAGATCTTTAACTAATGAATTGTAAGTCTGAATAACTAAAGCTGCAGCTTTCAACTTACCTGCTTCAGAAGCTTTATCATCACCCATAATCTGAAGAATAGTCTTCATTGCAGGTGCTACAGAAGGTTTAAACTTACGAGCAAGTTCAAGTAAAGCTCTTTCTCTGAGTTCTCGATTAGTCTTATCCGAAGCTTCTCTAGCTGCAATCTTGTCTTTACTTGGTCTTCCATTAGGATTACCAGATTTCCCAGGTACAAAAGGCATTATTTTCTCCAAACACAAAAACCCCATGTAAAAATACATAGGGTAAATATTAAATATTATTGGTGCCTCAGGAGGGAGTCGAACCCTCAATCCTTTCGGCGCTACGTTCTTAGCGTAGTGTGTATACCATTCCACCACCGAGGCTTTAAATTGGCAGACGAGGTTGGATTCGAACCAACGATCAGCGGGTCAAAGCCGCTTGAATTAGGCCTGACTATTCTACTCGCCAACAATATGGAGGGTCTTGAAAGATTCGAACTCTCGCCAATAAATTCGTAGTCTATTTATCTATCCAATTGAAAATAAAGACCCATTAAATGGTTGCCAGTGTTGGACTCTAACCAACGACCTATCGCTTATCAAGCGAGTGCTCTAACAACTGAGCTAACCGGCATTAATTCTGGTTGCGGGAGCCGGATTCGAACCGACGACATCAAGGTTATGAGCCTCGCACTCTACCAACTGAGTTATCCCGCATTAATTTAAAACTTTTAGGGGTGACTAGAGAGACTTGAACTCTCACATTCAGGGTCACAACCTGAAACTCTAACCAGTTGAGTTATAGCCACACCTAAAAATTCTGGAGTCGATACCGAGAATCGAACTCGGATTGGATGGATGAAAACCATCTGTTCTAACCATTAAACTACATCGACATGGTAGAGACTATAGGGATCGAACCTATGACCTACTCCGTGTAAAGGAGCCGCACTACCTCTGTGCTAAGTCTCTATCGTAGAAGCTTTCCACTTCAATGTCAAGTATCATCATCATTCTTGATTAGTGTTTGTTGTAGCCAAACAACATGCATTTTCTTTGGTGCCAAAAGAAGGATTCGAACCTCCGACGCATTCCTCTTCAGGGAACCGAACCTACAAAAGTAGGTGGAGTCTCTACCATCTGAGCTATTCAGGCGGGCTCATCATGGGCACTTTGTCTCTTAGGCCATATCGGCTACAGCCTTGGCTGAGAGCGAGTCTTCGCAGCTCTTGATCATGTTGTCGATGTGCTCCTCCAGAATGGAGGCCTCAGCGTGGAACTCACGCAGCAACGCAATGATGGCTTCCGGGCCTTTCGGCTTCGCCTTCTGATTCTTATCATGAGTATTCTTCTCAGCACGAATACTTTCAATATCTTTAAAGTACATAAGATCCCCTTTTGTGTTTCAATGAAGCTATTGTAGCAGAAATTTAAACCTTGTCAAGTGGCTCTTGAACCTCATCTAGAAAAACAGGTTTAGTCTTTCCACTAGGATTTGTGATTGTTGTAACATCAGCTTCATACACCGACTCATACACTGGGATATCATTAAGATCATCCAAACACATTTCACATTTCAAAGTTTCATTAAACCTACTCTGCTTAAAGTAAGCTCCACAAGTAATACAGATCATTATGTTGTCCTTTGTTAATAATGCTGGTTACGGCTCCAGCGACAACTGCAAGTGCTAAAAGGAGTTAAAACACAAACGATGTCCGATTACATTGTTGTAACCTAATCTCACTCTATCAAAGCAACAGATAACTACGAAAGGAAATTAAAATAGCTTTTATTTGCTTCCAGAAAAGAATGTTTACAACAAAATTAATCTTTAGTTAGTGAATTATATCATTTAATATCTGTATAAACAAGTATTATTTAGTTTATTCTTCAAATAAACAGAATTTACTTATTATTTTACTATATTTAAGCTTCAATCTAATCTCTAACCTCTTAGCAACAACTAAGTCCTGTATAACTCTAGTTTTCTTTATGTTTCCAGAATACCAACTTACTTTGTATGTGAATACATCAGTAGGATGAGGAAGCACAGTAATTCCTCCCTGGATATTTTTAAGTGCTTCCTTAAGATTCTTGTAGTCTTCTTTCGAAATCTGCATTAGATTGGAAAGTCTAAAATCCTTTGTGTTTAAATTCCTATGAATAATCTTGAAGTCAGGAATTAAATCAACCCCATAACCAAGAATCAAACATAACTTATTAAACTTAATTTTCTTAGACTTACCATTCCCAAATACAACTACAGCATAACCATCTTCTTGAACAGAAAGAAATTTCTTTGTTACTTTATTTTTAATTTTACCACTATTTTTATCATAGTCAAGTATTTCCAAAATTTCTTTCATATTCACCTCAATCTAATGAATTATCTTCCTCTAATTGATTGAAAAGTTCTTCCCTAAGTTTTAACCTCTCAATAATTTCAGCAGAATCTAAATATAGTTCCCTACCCTTAAGTAAGTCATCAATTTCTTCTTCTGAAAGAAATCCAATGTAAGTTTCTCGCATGAGTTTTTCTGTAGTCTTACTTGCATGTTTCACATGAGCTTCTACGTCTGCACTCTTTCCAACATACCCATATCTCACAGAATGACACAACATACTCGCATAAGGCCCAACAAAGATTTCATCACAATGTAATGCAAGAATACTTGCTGCACTATGACACTCTCCAACAATCTCTGCTACTACAGAAGCAGACGTACCCCCTACAGCATGTAATAGAGCCACCAAGCCATCTAAACGGCCCCCAGGTGAGTTAATTTTAAACCTGACTACATCACCCTCAGTTGCCATAGAAATCGCATGAGCAGCATTTCTGTAGTACGAAGCCTCCTGTACAACTTCATCAATAGGAATAATAATTTCATTGTGTACAGTTGAATTTACACAATAAGGAAGTTCCTTAACAGGCAGCATAATATCATCTTCATCAAATTCATTAGCTCTCATCATAATCTCCTTATTTGTTCTTACGCTTAGAATCCTGAAGTTCCTGATCGTATGCTAATACAAACGACTTAGTAACACCAGACCTCAAAATATCCTCAATGTCAAAATAAGTAATTCCAACATCAGGGATATTGTACTTCTCTACAATACCAAGTAAATAGGACAATCCATTCTTCTTGTCTGTGATGTCAGTTTGTACCCCAGAATCATCACCAATCACAATCAGTTGACAATTATTACCAACACGAGTAGTCAAAGCCTGAACTTCCTCAACATACAAATTCTGACTCTCATCTACAATCACAACTACATCCTCCCAAGACCTCCCACGGATAGTCTCTAAAGAACATACCTCAATTGCTCCTGACTTGATATGAATCTGAACCTGCTGCTTACCTAAGAAATCCTCAAGGTAATCAATCATCTGCTGATAATGTGGAAGTAACTTGTCAATAGCTTCACCTGGAGTGAAACCAATAGTTCTCCCAGCTAAAGGCTGATATGCCCTCAATAACACAATCTTCTTGATCTTACCATGAAATAACTTGTGTGCTGCATGGTAGCAACTCAGAAGAGTCTTACCTGTACCAGCAAAACCAGCACCAACCACAATTACATCATTAGCCAACGACTCAGCAAAAAACTTCTGATTCTCTGTCTTTGCACTTAAAACCGGAAACTTAGCAGCCTTAACATTTGTACTCCTGTCAATAGCCTTAGGAGAACGAACAGTATTATTTCTTTGACTTCTCTTCATGCAAAACCTCCGATCAAAATTAATTAAAACCTACTCAACCCAAAACTTACTCAGCCTTAGACTTACGACCCCTCTTAACTTCTACCTCTTTATCCTGAACCTCGTCAGAACCCTTTACTTCCTCTTCAGCCTGAACCTTCTGCAAAGTAACCTCAAAGAACCCACCATAAGCAATCGGATACATATCATTATCTTCATAATTCATTTCATATCCCTCCTTAATCTTAGTAGTAACACCAACTAAGAAATCAGCAATACCCATAGCAGATACCTTAACCTTACTATCGTTCAATTCCATATACTCCATATCACCTCCATAAAATAAAACACAACTTAATCTTATCAAATTGATTTGATGAAGTCAAGACCTTAGGCTGGATTGCTTATCAAAATATACATATCTAGAAATATTTATTACTTAATTCCGAAGGAATAAATATTACAGTTGTAAAGAATTTAAATAAATCAAATCAAAAGATAAATAAAGAATAAAATAGAACTTCTCTTTAAAGAAGTAATATTTATAAGTAAATAAAATAAATACTTATAAAGAAGATAAATCTTATAAATAAGAAATAAATTATTTATTAAATATAAATAAATTTAAAACATTAATTTTATGTGCAAACTGCACATGAATGTTAATGAATCAACATACATTTTAATTTTAGCATATTTTTTGTGTAAAGTCAAGGATTTGTCGTCAAAACTTCCTTGTGGTGTCAACACCACGATTGTGCTTTTAAGACAGTTTTGGTTCTCTTCTTTTGTGTTTGATTAACTTATTTTGTGTTCCTTGTCAAG